ATGGCTTTAACAGAAGCATGGCTCAAAGCTAATAACAGCAAGTCTCGTGAGAAAGTTGAAGAGGTTGCAGATCGTGACTCAATGAGTGTGAGAATATCTCCTAAAGGGAAAATTGTTTTCCAGTTGAGATATCGATTTGCTGGAAAAGCGGAAAGATTAGATTTAGGCACCTATCCTCACCTTTCGCTTAAAGATGCGCGTATTAAAGCTGGAGAAATGCGTTCTCTATTAGATAAAGGCCAGAACCCTAAAGTCGAGATACGTGTACAACAACAGAAGTATATTGATGCAAGCACACTTAAAGAAGTGTTTGATGATTGGTATAACAGTTATTGTATTAAAAAGAAAACGTCAGCAAAGGATATTAAAAGATCATTTGAACATCATGTTTTTGAAGAAATTGGTGATTTACCTATTGAAAGAATTACGCTGCAGCAATGGTTAGCAATACTTGAAGACTTAGCAGATGAAGTACCTTCTATTGCGGAAAGAATTTTAACTAACGCAAAACAACTGCTTAAATGGGCTAAGAAGCGTGAAATTGTGGAAGTGAATGTTCTATCCGATATATATGCTAAAGAAGATCTAGGTATTGAAAAGAATCGTGGTAAACGTGTCTTAACTGATGAAGAAATTACTATGGTTTGGAAAGCTATTGATGAGTCAAAAGCTTTACTTAAAAATAAGATCTTTCTGAAATTATGTTTAATGTTTGGTTGTCGTAATGGCGAATTAAGAAAAGCACTAAAAACTGACTTTGATTTAAAGCGTAAGGTTTGGATCGTGCCAGTTGAAAACAACAAAGTCGGGAAAAAAACAGGTAGAGAAATTGTTCGTCCAATTTTGCCAGAAATGGAAGAGTTAATTGTTGAAGCCATGTCATTGAATGATAGTGAGTACTTCTTAACAAATGATGATGATGTAACACCAATGGGCCACGGTTCCTCAAATTCACTTGCAGCGAATGTTATGGAGCGTTTGCGAAGACATTATAACTATCACATGCCCCACTGGTCTCTTCATGATTTACGCAGAACTGCCCGTACAAACTTTAGTGCATTCACGAGTCGTGATGTTGCCGAACTCATGATTGGGCATGTTATGCCGGGCGAACAAGGTACATATGATTACTATGAATACTTACCACAACAAATTGAAGCTTATAGAAAATGGTTGGATAAACTAGCAACTCTGACTACTATTTAAATATATAGAGTCAATTGAATTATAGGGAACTCTTAATGACTGAAAATTTTGATGATGAAAATTTCGATAAAGATGAAATTGCTAGGCAAGCTAGAGAATGGACTAAAGAGGATGTGATTCAAGTTATTAGGTCATGGCAGATGGCGGATGAATTTTTTCAAGAAGAGCATATAGGAAATAGTAGTTTAAAGGATCAAATTGAGGGATCTAGAGAATGTTTAGCCATTATTATTGAGTTCATTAATAGTCGTTGTATTGACTAGCAAAAAACAAACTAAAGCATATATATAGTGAATTGAGTAATTAATTCAGTCGCTAAAAGCATCTACCTGTATATTATGAGAAATTAGTTCTTCTAATTTTTAAATTTTTTATAACTTTTATTCTACATAGACAAATATGATTAAGACAAAGGAAGAGACTCAAAGTGGTGGATATGATATTAATATCGAGAAGGAATTTGGTATATTCCAACTAAAACCTAATAATAAAGATTATCAAGGTTGGATTTTTTTTGATAAAGAATCTGAAATTAAAACTTGCTCAGGATATATAGAAGCTAAAATAATAATATCAATCAGATATTTAAAAAGGTCCGGCAAATTACATCACCATAATAACTTTTTTTGTGGTTCATTTTATAAAAATTTTGATGGGAGCTTATCAGCTAGTATTTCAAAATCTGAAACTACATCAGGTCATGGTGGAATTTATCTAGAGCCACCCACAATTCGTGGTTATCGTGTAGGCAGTCTAGCAATGGATCATGTTGTTCACTTTCTTAAGAAATTCCCTTCCGAAACAACTGTAAATGCTATCAATTTTAAACCAAATAGTGATACAAAAGAGATAGCTGCAAATTTTTACACAAAATTTGGTATCCCCCTTTCAAATAGTTTTTCTATTTATGATTTAAGAAACAATGATAATTGGAAAGAAAACCTTATCGAATATTCTTTATATGAGTTAATCCAATTAAATGATTATTACAACCAAGAATTCTTTTTTCTAAAAAAATATGATGCTGAGTTACAAAAGGTCTCAGACCAAATATTTAAAGAGAAAAAAAATATTTTCAATATTATTTTCGGTGGAAAAGAAGTTCCAATACCGATTTTAGATTTTACTTATATTGAAGATGATAAAATTAATGAACAAGTAGAACAATTTAATTTTAATATTGATAACATCTCCCAACTTCTACAAAAAGTTTTTAAAAATGAAACCACTGTAAAAAAAATGAGAGATGAACACAAATCTTTAATTCAGTCCTTAAGAAAAGACAATGCCATATTAATAAGAAAGTTTGATATAATTCGTTTAATAAATAAACTAAAATTAAATGGTTATTTCATATTATTTTTAATAACATTAGTTATAGTTATATACCTGAAAATAAGAACAACTATAGGATAATCACATGTGTGCAAACTATGAACCGATATCAAAAGATCGAGTGCACCTACTTGATCTATTCGAACCAACATTCGACTATAAAGATGATGTTTATCCTGGCTACGACTGCCCTCTTATATTTTCTAAAGAGGGCCTGATAGAATGGCGACAAGTAAAGTTCGGCATGATTCCACCTTGGCAACATGATCTTAAATTTTCAAAATACACATACAACGCTAGAACTGAGACTGTAGATAAAAAACCAAGCTTTAGACACGCGTGGGCTAAAAGTCAGTTTGCTTTAATCCCTGTAGAAAAGATATATGAGCCAAGGTATGTGAATGGTAAAGCTGAACGTTGGGGTATTTATCGGGAAGACAGAATGCCCTTCACTGTCGCTGCAATTTATGAATCAACAATGATTGAAGGTCAGCAAGTCAGATCGATGTCTATGCTTACAATCAATGCTGATAACCACCCTTTTATGTCGCAGTTTCATAAACCAGAAGATGAGAAAAGATCTATCATCGTTATTCCTGGCGAGTATAGAGAAGATTGGCTAAACTGTAAAAAAGAAGATGCTTTTCGGTTTTTCTTTGAAATGCCCCTAGATGAATTTACTGCTGACTACTTCCCAAAACCCCCAAAAAGTGCAAATTAGCACCGTTGATTTTCCGACCAAATGCATCATATAACGCGACAAGTTACGACTAGTTATTATTTATGCACAGTTTTTTTAATTTGAATTTAAACCAAGCTCTAGCATATCATCTTGATTATGTAACGAAATCAAGGAGTAACTATGAGCATTATCCCCAATTCCATTATCGAAATTAAACCACATCTCAATGCTGGCAAGGTATTGAGTGAAGTCGAATCAATAAAATTAGTTTCACCTACTACTTTTTTTCAATACCTTTAGCTATAGAAAAAGTTTCAGCTGGTTTTCCCTCTCCTGCTCAAGATTATGTTGATCGAACTCTCGACATGAATGAGCACCTAATTAAAAATGAAGAAGCAACATTTATTGTTAGAGTGGCATCACTTTCGATGCTTAACGCTGGCATTGATATTGATGATGAGTTGATTGTTGATCGTAGTCTTGATGCGAAACACAACGATATTGTTGTTGCACTTATAGATAATGATTTTACTGTTAAACGCTTAATGATTGATGAAAATGAGCGTTGGTTAAAAGCTGAAAACCCAGATTATGATGATATTCATCTTCATGACGGGCAAGAACTAATAATTTGGGGCGTGGTTACCTATATTCTAAAAAATACAAGAAAAAAATCATGAGGCACGAAGATAAAGTCTTTTTTCTCATAGATGTAAATAACATGTATGTCTCATGTGAAAGAGTCTTTAATCCAAGCTTGAATAATAAGCCAGTCATCGTTTTATCAAATAATGACGGCTGCGCCGTTGCGCGCAGTAATGAAGCAAAAATCTTAAATATAAAAATGGGTGTGCCATTATTCCAAATCAGAGAAGTCGTACAAAAGCACAATGTAATTGTTCTCTCTAGTAATTATGAACTTTACGCTGAAATGTCGCGCAGATTTCATAAAATTCTTGCATCGTATGTAACGGATGAAGAGGTTGAGAAATATTCAATAGATGAGTGTTTTGTTGATTTTTCAGCTTATGAAAAAAATTTTGACCTAGAAATGGTCGCTCAAGATATGCGCTTAAAAATATGGAAATGGCTTGGATTACCTGTGTGCGTTGGAATCGGTAGAAGCAAAACAGAATCGAAGATTGCTAACCATATAGCTAAGAAAAATCAATCATTTAATGGCGTTTGCGATTTAGTAAACATGGATCCGTGCAACAAAGAATATTTCTTCGCGCAGATAGATGTTTCTGAGGTTTGGGGAGTTGGCCGTAAGCATGCAAAAAAGCTTAACTCAATGGGTATTAACACTGTATTTGATCTCGCATGTAGTGAACCCAGAGAGATGCAAAAGAGATTTTCTGTTGTGATGGCTCGTACTATTAATGAGCTGCAAGGTATCTCTTGTCTTGAAATTGAAGACACTCCACCCTCTAAAAAGCAAATTATTAAGTCGTGTTCTTTTGGTGCAAAAGTTACTGAACTTATTGACCTTCAAGAAGCGATAGCGATGCATGCTCAAGAAGCATGTAAGAGATTAAGAGATGATGAGTCATTATGCGGCTGTCTTATTGTTTTTATTCAATCAAGTCCTTTTGATGAAAATGTACCATTTTATAACAAGTCAATAACCGGCTCATTTTCACAACCAACAGATTGTGCGTTAGATTTCGTAAAAGCTGCAACAAGAATGGTATTTCACATATATAAAGAAGGTATTAAGTATAAAAAATGTGGGGTTATATTGACTGGGCTAGAACCTAAATTTGGTCACACTTATGACCTTCTCACAGATTTAGAAGCTATAGAAAAGAAAGAACAATTGATGAAAACACTAGATAACGTACACACAAAATTCGGGAAGAGAAAACTTGGTATAAGTACATGTTATGTACCAGGTCGCAACTGGTCAATGTCACGGGATAAATTAAGTAAGAATCCTTTTAAATGGGATGAACTACCTTTAATAACTAAATGAGCAAATTTCTGCTCAATTTCAGTGATTTTCTCTCATTTTTGAGCAAAATTTTGCTCAATCTTAAGGACAATAAAAAATATACAGTATTGTCTACCCTCTCTTTGGTATTCTTTTGTCACTTCAAGAAAATAAGAAGGAAAAGATTTGGCAACACCATATATAACAATAGGCTGCCCAACGACTGGCGGAGGGCAAGTAATTTCTGGAAACAGTATGTTTCTAATTGACGGTATTCCCGTCGCCTGCGTCGGCGATAAAGCAACATGCCCAACTCATAAAGTCGTTGCGACAATTGTCTCAGGCGATCCATACATGCAAATTTTTGGTAAGGCTGCTGCTCGAGTGAATGACTCACTTTCATGTGGCTGTAAATTACTGCCTCAACAAAACTTAGTTGTGCAAGACAATGGTGGTGGAGCCGTTCAAGGTTCTCAAGCAAGTAACGCAACTCAAGATAGCTTTATGCCTCAGCCTGATGAACACGGGATTAAGTTTCAGTTAAAAGACCAAGAAACGGGTAAACCACTTGCACAACAATACTTCAAATTAAAAGGCCCTGATGGCAGTGAAATTGAAGGATTTACTGATAAAAATGGATTTACAGAGCTAATCAAAACAGGCACCGAAGCAAAAGAAATCGACTTAACAACTTTCGATTTATCTCAGCCAATGGCTAAGTGGGAATAAATAATGTCAGATAAAAATTTAAGAGATCCTTACAACCGACATTTAGCAGATTCATCCCCAGCATGGGATGCTTACCCACATGAGGAAAAAGTATGTGTTATTACTGAGCCACTCTGTAATGACCATATCAAGATTCGTAATTATTATATGGCCCGCCCTTATAACTTTATGATGCGAATTAACCAATGGGCAGAAGTAGCAAACACCATTGAACTATTAATGGCTGTTCGGTTTGGTATGGAATGGGACATGAATAAGTTTGACGATCGACTTCTTTCCGATCCGGGCTTTCATACCCAAATGTATATTCGTTTCCATAATTACGTACTTAAACATGCTATGAAAGAAGGTGCCCGAATCGTTGGTGAATTCCAGCAAACAGCCTTTAAGGTTCGCTTTTTAAGTGCTTTTGCAGTTGATGAGCTGCTTGAATTACGAAATCTGAGTAAGTTCGATCAAGGCAAAGAAATATATGGAAAAATTCAAGACCTTAAAGATACATTTGCAAAATTGAATGCAGCACGGGCTACTACTGATTTAGCGCAATTAAGAATGAATGATGGGCCATTATTCATCAACCGTGAAATGTTTAAAAAAGTTTTTAACCAAGACTTTAACCCTAAAATGATTCAAATAATGAAACAAACTAGAGAATATCCTGGAGATCCTATTAATGTTCGTGAAAAAGGGTTCTATTAATCCCCTAAAAACAGTCCTAATTTCTGTATTTGTTCTGGCTATTAGTGGTTGTGCTAATACGCAAGTTAATAACTACAGAGAAGCAGTTATTAACTCTACTCGTGGAGCAGTTGATATGCTGATCATGGACCAACCAGTTTACAGAAACGCAATTACCACCGAGAAAAATAAGGTAACCACTGCTTTGCTTTTCACTACCTTAAAAAAGATGGGAGTTTTAAAGGAACTTGAGAAAGAAGTTGGAAATAATTTTGTAATTGAGGAAAGTCTGTCACTGGCAAAATTGAATCAATTATGTTGGACAACTAAGTTCCTTCAGCACTATAAAAACGATTTACCTCCACAATCACAAGCTGACTATAAAGATGTCTATACGTGGGTAGATGCAAAACAGGCTACATGGCTTAAGAAACTAAATGAGTCTTATGGTAAAGATGAACTCGGAGATAATGATTGCCGAAAGTAAACTTTATATAGCCCTGAATACTCAGGGCTTTTTTATAAGTACCAATTTTTCACTATATGTTTTAGAGTAATAATCATCTTTAGTGGAAGGCTATTACTAATGAGCGACGTTTTAACAGGTACGCAGGCAGTTGAAATTTTGAATGATGCTTTCAAGGATATTGGATGTAAGATTGAGTTAGATGACTTTGATAATTTAATTCTTCTAACGATTACTGGTTGTTCTAAACTTCAAATTACACGCAGCAGATATTCCAAACGTAAAAATCTTGAAGAAACAATTACATCTCTCAAAAGACGCCTTGCTGAAGGCTAGAATTGATTATTCGTTTGAGACTTCGATTATCTAATCTTAAAGTTACTTTTTACTTAAAAAAATAAAAAGCCCTGAATATTCAGGGCTTTTTATTAAAGTGCTTTAACGCAAATAGATACGTTTACATTGCTATTTATTGTATGTGCCGTACAACCACATAAAAGAAAGCTCAGTAATAGTAACTTCATTAGGCTTCAGAAACCCGAGTAGCTGTTACGCCCTTTAATTGCGGTAAAGAATAACGTTTACTTGCTGGTTGAGGTGTACGTCCATACCAACGGAACTCTTGGAAATCTGAATCACTATATAGCGCGTAACACACTTTATTGGATTGGTTACCACCAAGGCAAACAAGTTTTCCAGTAGACTTATCACGTCCTACAACAAAGCAAACATGGCCTCCACCCTTACGGGTTTTAATAGCAACACAGCCATAAGCCGGTTTTGTTAATTTTGCGCCGTAATTCACGTAATCCAATGCACGGTACCAATGCTTAGGATAAGCAATTCCAGCTGATTTCAAGCAATGAGCAACGAAAGTACCACACCATGCTGTTTCATCATCAGCCCACCAAGCTTTAAGCTCCTTTAACCATTTCAAAATAGTTGGATTGTGCTGTTTACCTGGTATTTCTTGCAGACCAATGTGTTTTTTTGCTTCTGCAATCCAAGCTAATTCATCAGGCTTTGTTGATGTTGGGATATTCAATAAAGAATTGATCCCTACTAACTGGCCTGTTAGTTGAGGGCCATTAAGTCGCGGCTGAGAAATTTTCTTTCCAATCCATGACAGACCAAGCATTAAAGTACCAGTTACAAATGCATGATATTTTTCAGGGATAACCTCATAATCAACACCCCATTGAAGTGCTGGCAACAAAATTAGCATGATGAATGCACCAATTGTCGGTAGCTTGACAGAAAGGTACTGCCAAGCATTATTTTCAATAAACTTCATTCATCTTTCCTTTTTCGTAAACTATCTTGCTCTAAGACTTTGATTCGTAACTCGCTTTCTTTACGTTCTCTGCGATCACGTCTCCACTGAAAAATGAAACTAATGAATAGGCCAACAACAGCCACAATTGCACCTGTATAGCTCAACCAATTAATTGATGTTAAAGAGCCAAAAGCACTTGCTAAACCACTCCAAAAGGTAGTTTTATTAGCAAAAGTAGTGACTGTGACTTCAATTGCCTGATGATCAGACATGACCTATTCCCCACGTTACATTTGGTGTTATTTTTGCAAGCGTTATAGTTTTAAAATGAGTATGGTTCCAAAGAGAAAGGATCAAAAAAGCCTGAAAAATTCAGGCTTTTTAATTATTAATTTTTTATCGACTTCTACTAGCTAAAGCATTAAGACCCTTAATGACTTCCTGACCCAACTTTATAAAAGCATTGTGACGTTCAATTTCATTTTCTAAGTGCTTCTTACGATTTTCCCATGCTGATGAATTGAAGTAAGTACTTTCAAAACTCAAAGGCATTTTCAACGCATCCGATAAGGGCATTGGACAGTTCTCAGAAATACTACTTGCTGTTTCAAGCAAAAGATCGGTCCAACTCTTTGATGATTCCTGTAAAGACGGAAGCGGTGCGAAATCGTGCAGGCGCGTCATCTGCACCTCTTTCCACTAAAATACCGTGGTTATCAACGCTTAACCGTAAATGAGTAAATAACTCATTATTTAAATTATTAAAGTCTTGATAGCACAAATCAAAATCACTAGCTGGCATTTTCTTAATGAAATCTAGCCGCTGCTTAAATTGTTCTTCAAATAATTGAGGGTTTGTTCTATCCGGCAATAAAGCTAAATGCTCATGATTAGAATAACTCAACTGAAAAGCCATCATGCAGGCAATCCATTCAGCGACATTCTTACAATTTGCCTCTAAGAACTCCGCTTCCATTCCAATAAGCTGTCTAACCGTAATTCCATTTTGAGTAGTTTCAGTTTTCCATTTATTTTCTGATTGAAGGAAAACTTTAGACCAATCAGTGTTCACATCCAGCATAGTATTACTTTGTTTTTCAAGATATTTAAGCAGCAGTAAATACCGTTCCTGAATTGATAAAAGTAAAGGATCCACATTGTCTAATGCTGATTTCAGAAAAGCTGAAAGTCTTTTTTCATTAAAATTTGGAGCAATGATAGATATTTTGAGACATTGCTCAAAACTAAGCTCTTGCATTTGGTAGGTATTTTCACCAACGTACACAGGGTCAAAAGTAATCATTAGTTGCCTCCATATAATGAGTAAATATCTTTTGAGTCCCATGCAGTTCGACTCATTAAATTAATATTGACGGCCAAACTTAACCGGTTACCATTTTCATCAATTGGCGCGACTATTGGAGCAGACACACTTTCAATAATGAATGGTTTATAAGTTTTGCCGTGAGTTGTAAGAGATACGAACGGTGGAATTACACCCGAAAACAATCCTTCTAAGGTTGAATTTGAATCATTAACGACATTCTGCAGTGTTGAATCAGAAGATAAAGAAACAGGTAGACTCCAAGCCTCTAGCTGTTTGATTTTGTCCTCAACTTCTGTTTTTGCATCACTAAAAGCTAAGAAGAAAATTGATAAATTTAGACGTACTGAAGAAGTAGACAGGAATACTTGAGTTGTATTCACTTTGGTTAAATTTGTGCGCCCTTCAACACTCTTAAGTGCATTTTCTGCAGTTGATAAAGGTCCAGATGCCATATCGCTTAATGCAGAAATGAAGGGTGAATTCTCGCCTAGAGTAGCTGCAGCTTGAAGCATTTGCCCAGTTTGCAAGTTAGCCATCAACATAGGCATCTTTAGTTCTGGATTGCTATTTTCAAATGGAGTTTGCCATTGGCTCTCAATACTTTTGTCGCCTTCAGTCAACAAAGCACGAATTACTGGTGATGCTACTGGGTTACCATCTTTATCACAAAGAGAAAATTCTGCGTATTTATGCTTTGAAATCGAACCAAAGAAAGGATCTGATTCAGTACTTGGCAATTTAGTTTTTGCTGTATTTACAGCTGGAGCATAAGCTAAAGCTTTGGACATATTTAAGTACTAACTCATAAAGATAAAGTTATTATCAATTAAAAAAGAAGACCATTTATTAGCTTTGTTCCAGCATTACAAACGACTAAAAAAATATTAAAAACAATAATTATTTATTTTTATATCAAATTGATTGTGAGTATTTTTTTAGTATGATGGAATTGCAAATATTTATTTAAACGATTGTTTGAGAAATAAAAAATGTTAGATTTATTCACACCTATTGTTGAAGTTGAAAAACAGCATGATATTTTTAAATTTTTATCAAATGAAGCAATGTATGCTGAAAGGAATGTAATTTTAGATTGGGCTGATGGATTTGTTGATCGAGATAATAAATTTGTAAAAGAATTCCAAACTACTTTTGAATCTTCTTTGATGGAATTATATCTAAATAAAATCCTGAAATCAGAAAATATTGATATAGACTATAAACATCATGCGCCGGACTTTGTGTGCAACAAAAATAATTTATCTTTTTGTATTGAAGCGACTATTGCAAATCCAGAACAAGATGGGTCGCCAGCATATGGTTTTTCAGAAGACTATTTAAATTTTAATATAGACTTTAAAGAGTTCAATAGGAAATCAATTATTAGGATTGCCAATTCTATTGTCACTAAATCTCAAAAATATACAAAATCATATTGCAAATACCCGCATGTAGTTGGTAAACCTTTTATTTTAGGTCTTAATTCTTTTGATCGTCCTCATTCCCATTTTATAGGTCATCGCGGTTTAATGGCAGTCCTCTATGGAATTTATCTTAATGAAGAAAGGGCGATTTCAGAAAAACTCTCCTATATTCCAAAAGAAAAAATGGATTTTATTGAGAAAGATAATGGAGCAGCAATTCCCCTCGGTTTTTTTACAACTTCGGAGTATGAACACATTAGTGGTGTAATTTATAACCCGTATGCTAATTGGGGGAAAGTCCAAGCATTAGCTGAAGTAACTGAAGCAAATAAATATACCTATTTTAATGCGCTTTACACTAGGGATGAAGTAAATGTGGATACGTTAATCCCAGATATCCGTAATGGCATTCCTAAAGAAGAATATTCAGAATCGATCTTTGATGGTTTATATATTTTTCATAATCCTCGTGCTAAATATCCAGTGCCTGATTTTTTATTTAACCATCCCCAAATTGCTCATTTCAGTTTGGATGATACCGGGAATATTATTGAAAGAATTGATGGTAAATTTTTACTTTCAAGAAGTATAATAGGTGCACGTGTAAGTTCGTTATTTTCTAAATAGTGAAGTCGTCAAAGACATAATATTTATAAATTTTATATTTTCGAATCAAGAAGCCTATAAAAATACGCTCATCAAGAGCGTATTTTTAAATTAAATCTCAAGCAGCTAAATTAATATTGTTCTCTTGCTCAAATTCATCAATCTTCTTGATAATTTCAGCAGACTTGTTATATGGCATAACAATCTCATCGAATTCATTAACTTCTGTGCCCCAGAATTTGAGCATGATATTCTTGATCTGAGGTTTATCAATGCCGTCCCCATTGAATACATACTTGCTACGTTCAGTTCTTACATAAAGTTCATACTTAGCAAGCTGCTCATCAATGCGTAGTTTTCTAGGAGGCATTGCGATGTCACGGATTTCTGAAAAGAGGTCTTCAACACTTGTAAGATGTGTAAAGTCTAATTCTCGTGTTATTGGAACATCATTAGATCCTGCATGTTTTTCAATAATGATGATTCGAGTTGAAACGGCGGTACCAGCATTCTTGAATGTAGATTGAGGTAACAAGATTTCAGCTGTTAGAACTGCACCTGGTGTACTATCAATAAATTCGTCCACCTTTGAATCCATCGAGCCACGTGGTACTAAGGCCACAATACGACCACCATCATAAAGATGACCAAAGGCTTTCTTGATATGTTGAATTGCCAATGTGCCAGCATGACCGAACGGCGGATTCATCACAATCGCATGGTACTTATTCAATGACTCTAATGACTCGAATGTGTCAACAATAACTTTAGCACCTGTATTTGCCATTTGAGCACGACTAGCTAAAGACTCAGTTGGTTCAATCATTGTCAGCTCTACATCCTGCGGAACAAAACGACCAATTGCTCCATCACCAGCACTTGGCTCAAGCACAGAATCGCCAGTGTGCACCCCTGCCCATTCAATCATTTTGAATCCAAGTGGTTCAGGTGTTGCATACCATTCCTTACCTTCTCGGTTATCACGACTTTCAGAACGCTTACCTTTGGCATAGTAGAATGTTAGTGCTTGATCAAATGGGGTTAACTTAGCAATACGGGCATTTTCTTCATCGTATGCTTTACCACCAATACCATCATTTAGACTTGGCTCTTCATATTTAGCATCTTCATAAGCCTGAATTAACGCTTCTTTGATACTCACTACAGCATCAGCACCTTTGGCAAAGTTATCTACCGTTTCAGCTCGTCCAGCAATTGTGTCTGCAAATGCAGCCCGTTCCCATGCTGTACCAGTGGTTAAGTATCTCTGAATAGCATTCGATGCTTGTCCAGTACGATAGATACGCCCTTCTGTCTGTCTTAACTTGGCCGGCTTTGTTGGCTGCCCAATATTAATTAAAACTCGCTGATGTTTACCTGTTGTATCATGCAAGCTAATTCCCGTTGAGCCTGCATCTGATTGCAAAATTAGAATATCGTGCCCGCTTCCATCGGTATTAAATAAAGCTACGTTAGATTCACGTTGTTGCTTTGAAATGCGGCCATTAAATAAAAGGGCACTTGGAAATGCTTTCTTTAAGGTCTCAACTGGTGAATCATAATCAAGATTGAGATTCACTAGATCTGGTCTAGCTTCCTTGAATGAATCGTATTCAAGCTCAATATCATCTCTTAAATGGCTCTCATATTTTTCGATATCAAGCTGACTAATCAAGAAAGGTGCAAAACCACCACCTTCGTTATAATCATGGAAAATAACTACTTTACGGCCTAATGCTAAGTGCTTTTTCACCATATCAACACAAGCTTCAGCTTTAATAGCTTCCAACAGACGGCGTCTTGCTAAATAATCAAACCGTTTTGCAATAATTTCGTATATGTTTTTAAAACGATTTCCAGTGAATAACTGATCATACTCTTGCATAGATGCATGACGTCCCCAGCCTGTTGTTGGTTTACCAGTCTGAGCAGCCCATTCTTCAAAAGTTCGTGTTTTATGTCCTTCAATTTCTTTATAACCATTGCGAAGATAAGTTAAACCTTCATCAATAAGTTCACCAACACGAGAGCCAATTAGAATAAATTTACGATCATAGTCAAAATTAACTTCTAAATCGCGTCCAGACATAGCACCAGTGTTTTTAAGATTTTCGGCAAACTGTCTTTCCAGTACGCCTGTATCCACCTTAGCTTCTGGTCGCGTCAACTTACCATATCGCTTTCGATATCCAAGATTTCCCATATAGAAGTGCTCTCGAGCCTTACTAAATCCTTCAGCTAAATTACCTTGGTCATCAACAGATACTGAGGGAGACATATAATCAAATAAATAGCCTTCCGCCCAATCAAGTGAAAAGTGATAACTAAATGGAGTAGCAGATAAGAAAACAACTTTGACCTTACTTTTCTGGTGTTTCCAATTCAAATTCCAGATCCTTCGTTGTTCGTTTCGAAGGACCTGCATTTTGTTGTAAGCGCTTAGGTATTGTTCTGTTTCTTTACCATTTTCATCGAATTCTTCAATTGGCATCTGCTCAGCAAACTTATCTTCAAACCACTCATTAAAACCATGCAAATGCCCGGTTAATGCTCGTAGTTTGTTTAATGCTGCAGTTGCTTTACCATCTGATGATTGCGATAGAGTATGGGCTTCATCAATTAAAATTAGGTCCCAATGTTTGTGAACCAAACTTTTATTTTGACCAAAATTTGCAAAGGTTGTGACTACAACTGAGTGCTCATCACCGCCGTTATCTTTAATACTTTTTAATTTGTAAGCCTTGATATGCAAAGGGCTTGAGCTTTTTACAAAGTCATTTGCAATTTTATCATTTAAAGTAACAATCAAAATATTCTTAAGCCCAGCATTGATAAACCGCTTTGCTACACCCAGCCCAGTAAAGGTTTTTCCAGTACCTGTGCCGTTAGTAAAAAGAATACCTTTCTTATTTTCCTCAATTAAGCGCTTTTCAGTCTTAAAAACATCACCACGCTGTGCAGATTGTAGATATGGCAAAGCTTCGTCAATATTTGAAGCATCACTCCAAACGGTTTCTACATTATCTGCTTTTAATTGAGCTTCTAGCTTTTCATCTAAGGCAGCTCTAACTGATTTAGCAGATTGTACAATTGATCGATCTCTTGCTCGTTTAAGAGATGATCTCTTACCAGATAGTTCACTGCTTCGGCTGCTGTTAGCCCGGTTAGAACTGGTTCCACTATCTCCATCTGAAGATTCATTTCTTGGATTTCGGACGCTAGATAAACTTGCATCATCACTTTTTGATAAGCCAGAATTACCGACTCTGAGTTCCCCAATTTCTCCATCACTTCTGATTGCTTCTGAAGCCTCAAGTTCATCTTTTCCTGATCCAATTGTAGAAACAATTGGTCCTCTGGATCTGAAACGAAATTCGCCAACTGATTCCACATCTGAATTGGTATTTGATACATAGGAGAATAACCCTTTTACTAGTTGCTGATCTTCAGAAAGAAGTGAGTCTGGAATAGATTTAAGATGTTTTGAGCGTACTAGAATTTCGCCCTGAGAATAAAAGGCATAAGGGTCATATTCTTTAGCTTTGGTTAATTTGATGCCTTTTAGACCAATAACCTGTAGCGTTTTATTCTTTTTAGTTATGTATGGCTTCAGCTCTTTATCGCTAGCAAAAAGGGAGACAATTGTCTCTAGTTGTTCAATAACATTTCTGGAACTGTTATTAAGGTGTTGGATAACTGATTCATCAATGTTTTTGATAGCCTCGTTATATAAGACTTCAATAACTTCATCCAATTTTGGAAAGTCACTTTCTTGACGGGCAAAAGCTAAAGCTTGCTTTGCTACAGACAAGTTAAGTTCTACTTGTTTATGAATGATTAGAAGGAAAAATCGAGCAATATTGCTCTGAAAATGCATGAAATCAATCATGTAATAAATCGCAACCAATACCGTGTCTTTAGTGATTGGTTTAAGCTTTAAGATGGACATATATCCCTCAACATAGGAACTTTACATTCCTATGTTGAATGATCATAAGTACTTAATTTTCTGCAGGTTCCAGAACTAAATATCTAACCCTTCGAAAAGAATTTCATTAATTTTATTCACTTCTGGTTTTTCATTATCATCATCTTGACCAACTTTGATTTTCAAAGCACCGTGGAAACGTTCAGCTCCTTCTTTGGTTAATCGAATTATCTTAGGCCTACTTGTAATACTGGACTCAATCAAAGAATCGTACATTTGCACACTAATAAAATCTTCCCCAAGAACTTGTTTTGCGTATTGGATAGCATCTTTAACGCTGACCGGCTCAGGCTCACCAAATAAACCGATATTATTGCTTTCTAAAGCTTGTTTTTCAGCAAATTCAGCTAGTGCTTTAAACAACATGCTCATTTTTTTAGAACTGCGGCTATTCTTGGCTAGAAACACGGCGAGCTCAGCAACACCTTCTCCCAGATCCTCAAAAAGCCCTTGCTGTTTTACAAACTCAACAATATCTTGATCATTTTGCTTTGCAGATAAAATAGTGTTTGCTGCATCAATAATTGCATTAGCAACACGCTGATCTATAGCTTGCTCCATACCATCAACGATTTGATCTGATATTTCCTGAACATTCCCACGACTTATAGCTTGCGCTTCAATGAATTTAGGCGCTGCAACACCGAGCGCATTTAGCATGTTTTGAAGATCTGGTTTTGTATGATCAGCCATCATTTCTAACAAACGATCATCATTGTAAGCTTTACTAAAAATTGCAGCCTTAATTCTGCTAATGAGTGCTTGCGTTGGCTTTTTATCTTTGGTGGTGTACTGGGCTGCTTCAGTATCACCTAATTTAGTTAAAAATCCTTGAATAAACTTTTGATTACTTACTGCCAGTAAATCGCCATCTTCACTTGGATTAAAGAGAGCCAGTAAATTCTCATCTAACCGCTTCGCATCTGCTTTAGCCCGCTCAGTAGCTGAAAAAGACAACTTATCATCTTGATTAGCATCAATGGCGAATTGAGCTCTATCAATCTCAGTTGTACGAAGACGTATTAAGATTGGTTGAGCTATAGCTTGGACCTGCTCACTGCTAAAACCAAAGTAATCAGCTTCATCAATCAACCATTGTTTATACTCTTCTGCAGTACCACGCTCATAGGCAAGCTTGATTGCCATTGTTCGGCCATTTCCTGATTCAACAACTAAATCATCACCAGTTATCGGTGCTCCCGTGTCTGCCCGACCTGAGCGGCCTAGGCTTTCGGGGTCTAAATCATTAGCAGTTTTCTGTACCCATACTTGTGAGGATTCACGACTACGATCTCGTGGCTGCAATTCTTGCGGATAATTAGGGTTTTCCGCACCTGTTGCTGTATGAGATGCAATTACTTGATCAATATCAACTAAAGCGAATACAGTAGAAATCTTTTGTCCCTTGGCTGTTTTCACATTATTAGTTCTACCCTTCAAAAGCCCAGTAAAGGGCTGTTTAGGTTTAAAGAAACTAATCATTTGATCAATTACAACTAATGGATTTTTAGCAATATCTTGAGTAGAAATTAGATTTAAAGTTGTCATTAGATATTCTCCGCTTCCATTTTTTGCACTTGATTCAAGAGTTCTGTCACCGCTGGAATAAGAAGTGGATCATTTAAGTCTTTTTCTGCTTCATCTCGAATTTGCTCTAATAACTCAAGATTAACTTTAACCTGCCCTTCAATTACTGAACGGTAAAGTTGATTACCTTCATCATTTGTCGTACTAGGCTGAAGATCTTCAACTTCTGTCGGAGCATTTAGTTCTTTAGATTCATCATTATCTGAATTTTGGGCTGGCTCTTTATTACTGAGGCGATCCGCTAAATGTTCATCTGCCCATGCTCTTGAATATTCATAAAATGCTGTTAAATATTCTTGTGAACCTTCGGCCCCATTCCAGTTTTTTAAGAATTCACCACGGCGATCTGAAACCCAAGCCATAAAGTCAATGTTGTTAGAATCTTCAGGATTTTCCAAAGTGTCTAACCATGCCTGCATCATTTTGTTTTCAGCTATACCAGCTGCACGTGCTGCTAATACTTCTTCATCTCTTCTTTTGTTTGCTTCATTTTCGGCTTCATTTAGTTTTTTTGCTTCTAATTCTGCTTGCTGTTGAGCCAAAGCCTGATCATCTAGTTCAGAAATCCATTCACGTGCCCAAGCTACTGCATCAGACTCACCCTCAAGAGCCTTATTGATACGTTCAAAGAATGCTTGGTAACGTAAACCATCTTCACCTGCCCATTGAGGATCAGCATTTAAACGCTTTAAATCGGCTTTTAAACGTTCGGCTTCTTCATCAGAAATACTATCTGGTAAATCATTATCGAGGCTATTATCTTTAATGATTCCTTCATTTTCTTCAGATTGCTTGGTTAACAATGAATTTTGCAACTGATCTAATTCATTTAATAAATTGGAAATTTCCGCACTTAAAGAATTTAACTGACTTTGTTTTTGCTCGAGGCGTAGTTCAGCATCTGCTAATGCCTTGGCCTTTTCTGCTTTTTTAGATTGTAACCGCTTAAAACGATTACTATTTTGGTTAATCAGCTTCATAATTCGACCAGCGAGCACTGGAATTGAAATTCCTTCTCCCTGATTAGGCTGAATTGCGGCCGTAATATCCCGATTGTTCATTAAAATCTTCCATGAAATTAATGAATCTGCTGGACTAATTTTTTTTGATAATCGATCTGGTTTATGAAAAAGGATTGTGAAGTTTTGGCCGTCATCAAAATCATAAGTAAGGGCAATTTGAAGGACTTTTTTATGCTTAAAGGGCTTACTTTCCGTAACGTTAACGATTTTGACGCCAGTTTTTGAAAACTGATCCATAGAGTGATGCAAAATTGCAGACAGCTGCTCTAAATGCTGGTAATCAACGATAATAGAGTCATAATGCGCTTCTTCGACGCCTAGACTAGATAAAAGCGTAGGTAACCCATCAAATTTACTTAATAATTGGCTGTGATCATCATTTCGTTGCATATCTAATAACAACTTAGAAGTATCACCCTCATGAGAAATTAAATTGATTCCATCCCATTCAGGTTTTTCAGCTGCGACAACATTTTGTAATTGTTCTAGTTGCCATCTTTGAATCGGTTTTGCACCCGTCAAATTAAATTGTTGTGAAGATAAATGGCGCTTAAGTCCAAATTGATTTGTTTCAATAACATCTGTAACACAAGCATCAAACATTCGGCCAAATTGCAGTATCGCTAAATCACCTGCATGCTGGTCATCGATAGCGCCTAATACCGCAACAGAATCAAACGCATCTATCCCACCCTTTTTACCTTTTAAATTTACAACACGCCAGAAATCATTTTCCGTGTAATCTTCAGTGACTAAAGCATTAATTTGACGGTAATCACCCTTAATAAACCCAATTGAACAAGCACCACTATTCACCATGGAGTCAAAACCATGTACTAATCGGCTTTGATGTGGTGCGTGTGTTTGAATGAAAATTGATTTAACACTCACGGAGTTATCCTCATTTTAATTTGAGGATATTTTCTCAATTAGATGAATCTATAAAGCCAATGAGTTCCATAGCTTATTTTAAGTTGGGAAACATTTTGATGAAATTTAAAGTAACAATGGCATGTGCTTTATTAGAGGCATCAAGGGGCAAATTGCCTGCTTGAAGTGAAACTAGATGCTCAATTTCAAATTGGTTCTGATTTCTTGCAGCTTTATCAAAAGCATATATTTTTAATCTCATTAAATATTCAATTGGTGGCGACTGAGTACCATCTTTATTAAACATTATTTCTTTTATAACTTTAGCACTATTCGCAATAGCTGCTTCTTTAGTCTCAATAAATGAAATGCTCAACTCATTTGAAGCATTACCAGTTACATGGTTGAGTTGAAAATGCCCCACATGCACTGCATCGGTTTGGGCATCTAGTAGTGATATATCTACATTATTGGCTAACCAAGCAACTTTGTTTGAAGGATCAAAAATTGGAATATTTGCTTGAGCAATTTTACTGTTTGCACGGTACGGGCGAATTTCAATTCCAAAATGGGCCGCTGAAAGTGTCCCTAATGCGTAAAGTTCCTGATAATGTGAAACAGCTCGATCAACAGTTAGACCAGACCACAAGACAGGATTCTTAGCAAAACGTTCTTTAAACGGATTTAAAACGTTTCCAAAACTGTTATTTATAGTTTTATTCTGCGTTTCGTATTCAAAGAAAGCCATTATTCTTCATCCTCTGGAAATTTACGGCTCTTAGCAATACTTTCAGCTAATGTTAATGCTTCCTCATATTTCATACCTGTATCGCGCTCAAGAATGTACGCCATAATATCTACATCTAAATTTGATTCTTTCAATGATGCGATTACTTGTGTTTTAAGTAATGTTGTATTCATTCTTGATTGAGCATTGTTGATTTCTTCTGTAGCTGCTGCTGTTTGGTTTGAATAATATTCAACTTGCCAAGGGTAATCTTCAGGCTCAAATTGTTCGTTGTAAGCAAACCCCCAATCCAAGTGAAGAATTTGATTAATCCCTTCGGAAGCTGCTGTTCGAATATCTTGTGACCTACGCATGATTTGTGCAGAAGTATGGAATGCTCCACCTTCCCCAATACCACCAGTTAACATGTCAGCCCACCCTACCATACTTGGGTCTAGACCTATCCCGCCCATTAACAAACGGACATTAATCATGAATTGTTCAATGTTAATTGGTGAGCTTCTTTGAAGTTTGATATCACCCACTGGATTTAGAACTTGTTTTTCATCAAATACCGGAAGCATGTGAAAAGCAGTATTCCAGACTGCTTCACCACCTGATAAAGCATCACGGACATAAGCCTCATGATTTTTAAGTAAACCTTCTAAACCACGGATATAAGCTTGACGTTGTGCTGGTGGCATTCCCGACATATTTACTGTCAAGAACATCTGATTTACGGTATCTGCAATTTGCTGGCTGTTCATAGATGCCAAAGCAAGGATTACATCATCATAAATGTCTTCAATTTCGTAAAGGAATGAGCCGCCCAAATGCGCAGGTAAGATAGGTAGCTCATCTGGATCATCCCCCTCTAACATTTTCGTGACTAGACCAGTTTCTACAAGCTCATATTGAGCAATATTGCTCATACGGGGCATTTTGAAACGTACCATTTGAATAGTATTCAGTTTGGTAATAGTTTTTTGCCAATTACGAGGATCTAAACAAAAAAAGGCGACAGTCTTACTGCCTTGTTCGAAAGGTTGTATTAATGGTGGATAAGTATACTCATTACATACGAGGTCAATTACACCTTGATCTTTTTTCCCGTAAATACGTGCATAAGAATCACCAAATGAAATTGCATCTCGGGCTAGCTTGCTTAAATACTTATTGATCAGCTTTTCCATCTTTACACGGCGCTCATCTAGTTGTTTTTTTAGTTTTTCAGCTGCTGGTCCATTCGCCTTCTTTAACCGTTCTGCGGGCGTAATAAAGACTTGTTGGCCGCTATAAGAATCTCCGCCTAAGGCTGCAGAAACATGAATCCCCATACCCTCTGCGATAGGTGCAAAGCGTAACATTCTCTCCCATTTAGTAAGAATTTCTTTTCGAGTACGCTTCTTATTGGCTTTGGTTTGGTTAGTCCCAAGTGAAAACGGAGCCATAGTTTCATATAGCTGCGCTGTTGCATCCTGATTAGACGTATCGAATTGCTGATCATATGAATTAACATTTTCACCGAGTAACAACGATAAGAACCGAGAAGACATAACTAAGCCAATATACCTAAATAATTAAGTATTTTGATGACTAATAATTTTTAACTTTTAGATGGGTTCCAAAGTGAATTGGAACCGTACAGATTCCATTATTTAACTGCATGCAATTCTATCTGAACTTATTTTTAATCTGTTCAGAGGACATTCTAATGACTGAAGGTGTGAAAGTTTTTACCCCATTGGATATTGAATTAGCACAAAAAACTACTGACATTGTTAATAGCCAACGTTATAGCAACCGTCCTGAATTCGAAACACTTACCTTAGGCTGGGACCGTAAAACCGGTGCTGTTGCAGTTAACTACACTTTTGTAGAAGAACCACCAGTTAATGATCAGCCTGCATAACAGCTGAAAAAGCGCTCTTTAATGAGCGCTTTTTTTATTCTCCTTAAATGAATATTGCCTTTCCTGTTCTTCAATTGGTAAAATTATTCTCATGAAATACTTGATAATATTATTTGTTTTTTTAAGTGGCTGCTCTACATTTATTGAGCATAATAGAGTTATCCCCTTTCCTGAACGTACTATTTCACATATTGAAATTAGAAAACTTAATGGAGGTAACCCCAAAACACTGGCTTATGCAGATATTACGGGTGATACCTGTATTATCTATTTACGAAAGTACCCACAATGCTTAGCACATGAAATAAGACATTGCTATGAAGGTAATTGGCATGAAGGGCGTGAAAGTCAAGAATGGTGTTAGGTCGGAAACTCAAATATCTCGACAGTTATTTTACCCACCCGTCTTAATACTTCTGTTATATCGCCATCTCCTGAAGAAATATAACAACATTCTAATGTCTTTCCTTGATTTGACCATCTTACTTGTAACCCAGAGGTAGTAAAAAAGCTGCCTCCTTCATCTATTACAATTGTTCCAGATACAAATACTGAAGCTTCATTGATATATAATCTGCGGTCATTTGGACTTGAAATTGTTTTAACTTGGTTAAGGGATGTGAATTCCAAAGTACTAATATAAATTGGGCAACTTTTTAGAGTACTATCAGACCACATCAATTTGCCATCTTGTGAATAAATCCTAATTTTATCTGTAGAAACCCCACCTGACCAATTATCAGATACATAGTTAAAAAAAACATCTGCTGTTAAATCGGTAGTTCCTCCAGATGTCCATCCACCTCCAATATAATAAATACTGCCATCTTTCAAACATGTTGATAATTCAAACATTTCACTTGACTCTGGTCTAGAACCAGTTGAAGAAATTATTGTTGGTCTTCCAACATCATATGCATCATGAACATTGAAATTCTCATTACGTGCAGTTATCGGACAATAAGTATTCCAAGTATTAGTTTTATCCCACCTAAGAGTTTGACTAGCTACACTTTTTAAAATTCTAGAAGTAAGATCAAGGTTGACTTGTCCGTTTTCTAAAAAAAATTTAGCTACAGCAGGCACTTAACTATCTCCGATAAATTTTTAGATCAAAATTCAAAGTGAAGGCGTTCGTAAAGTTATTATTAACTACTAATGTCATCTCCAAATAACCAGAAAAATATTTGAAAGTGGAAACAACTTGCTGCAATTGAATTTCAGGATTTATATTTGTAAATCTTGCATAAGTTCCATTTGGAGATATTTCAGCATCGTAGACATTATAAGTATAAATTTTATACTGACCGTTATTAGTATGATTAGCTGGGTAATATTGAGACCACCTAATTGTTTTTATAAATGACAGCACCCTATCTCGGGAACTGTCAAAGTATAGTTTTCCATCTTGTTCAAAAAGTTTAAGCTTCGCTAATGCCATTATTCCACACCAATAAAAACTGCTAGCTGTCCATTAGGGTAATACACTCGGCTTATCCCCCCAGAAACCACTGTTTTCGACCCATCAGCTGCAACCGTTGTAAATGTAATAGCATTAAGGCTTTCAGCATTAAATAATTCAGCAGTAAGAGACTTAGCTTTGAAGTTTGATGCGGTCAAATTCTTAATAAATACTTCACTATTCATAATGACCTGATTGTCTTGAATTATGAACGGCATATATTTAGTAGAAGATGTACCAGTAGTGAAGAAAATCTTATCAGCTTGGAAACCTATAGAACTGAGCACAGTTCCATTCGTTTGCTCGCTGACCATAGACATTCCAGAGAACACACCATTATTGTCCATTCCCATTACATACTTACCTTTCACACCATCGATCAAATCAGCTTGTGATTTAAGCTTGATAGCATTTTGGCCGTAAACAGAAACCAAAGTTTGTAATGCACCAGCATATGCCCCCACATCAGTTGTATATGTGGTTTTGAAATTTTCGAAATCAGCTATGTTGTCAGCATCTTCAATATCTATAAAGTCTAGATCCACTTCACCAGCTTTACCTGAATAGTTACCAATAAATACAGGTGTAAAGAAAGCAGCTTTGTTTGCGAATGTTTTAGGGCTTAGTAGAGTGCCAGCACCTGCACTTGCACCAGCAGATCGGCCCTTAAAGTAAGCGGTACCGGTTATCCATGTTCCCAACGCTGGTGCGGTACCTGCAACTAAATAATGACTTGAACCGATATCATTGATTTCAGAGTTATCTTGAGCAATATATTTTGTTTTATTGGCGTTTTGACAGGTCGCACCAACATAAACAACTCCGGTACCACTTACACGGCGGAATCTATACTTAACTCGGTAATATTTATTGTCATCGATAGGCAAAGATGTGAACCAATTTAACCAGGCTTCATCATTACCTACGTTATTACCAATTCTTAGTGCATATCCCCCACGACATGTTGCATCTGCAACTAAACTAAGTTCAGGCTTATTCCCACTTGGAGTTTTTACTAACCAATCTTTTTGCCATGTTTCGAGTACTGAAGCCATGATCTTTTGACCATTTGCAGAATACAGTGCAGACATTCTTTCTGTTGAAGATGCGATTGCTTCATTCGTCTTGGTAGACGTCATGTAATCACGTTCTAAAGTCGCTTTAGTAGTCGAAGCTAAGTCCTTGGCAGTATCAGCTATTTCTTTAGCCTTCTCCGATATTGCACGTACTAAGGCTTGTCGTGCGTTGTGCACGTTAGCAAAGTTTGTAATGAACTGGTTTCGGTCAATCGTACTAGTTACATTCATATTTGCGAATAAAGCTGCCAAATATGTATTTAAAGTACTGAATGCCGTTGCATAAGCACCAGAAGATATACCATAAGTGACAGCCTCAGCTCGCAAGCTTGCATCAGTTTGATAAAGTGTATCCCAAACCAACTTCGCCTGTTTTTTCTCAACTGGTGTGAGTTTATTATCAGCAGCAATATCACTTAACTGAGCCATTGGAACATCCACTTTGGCTTGTGAACCTGCAGTGGTTTCCATCATTGAAGTCACTGTAAATGGCGTAACTGACTTATAAACTGATAAATCCGTTTCAATGGCCGCCGTCCAGCCATCTTTAAAGTAATCTGGCGGATTTGTATGAGTAATAGTGGCCGACTCAACTGTAATTGCTGGGTAAGACCAAGCATCTTTTTTGGTAATTAAGATACACACCTTATTATTGCTATCTAAAGCTAGAGCCAAGCCTTTAGTCGTAGCATTATTTTCATCTAAGGTAATACCAAAAGAACGTGACGTCATATTTGGATAAAATGGCACTGTTGACGTATATGCATAGAATGCCAAATCCAGATCGAAAATATTATCTTCTTTGTTATTGTAGTTATAACCAGAAATTTTAACCTTGGTCATGTACGCACCAACTGTAATTGGTGTCTTAATAACCAATGTACCCGAAGTAGTGATTGCTTGACGCCAAGTTAAAGGCTTAACGAAAATCTTACCACCACCTGAACCAAGTGGCTGCACACTCATAGCATTGGTATATTCAGAAGTAATTTTCTGTGAAGAGGCTGCAATTGCTCGCTCAACATTAGTATTTGTTATATCCGCATTCAAAATATAAGCGCCGTTTTTACTGTCTAATTTTGAAGACATCTCAGTAAGTTTGGCAGCCCAAGTTTCTTTGAAGTTGGTTAATGTTGAAATAGAGTCTGTAGCTGAAGAAACAAAGTCCTGTAAAGTCGGGTCAGCTGAAGCGTAATCAGTAACATCATATTGCTCGATTTGGGCTAAGGTCCAAACTAAAGGCGCAGTAGCTGTTGGTGTAGTTCCTCCCGCCACATAAACATGTCCTGAGTTAGAGAAAGAACCTACAGCACCACATTTAATCATTCGAATATATGTTTCGAATTTACCTGTACCCTCAGTATTGCCAATGAATCGATCAATTGCCCCTGTCCCCATTGCGTTACCAGCATTCATCAACTTATATCCAACTGGTAGCTTAATTAAATACTTGATGACAAAAACAGCATTAGCACGGCCATTAACAAGTTGGAAAAATCCACCCCATGTTGGGTTGGCAGCGCCAATGGTTTTAATTTCAATTTCATGGGTTGAGGTAGTAGGGTTATCAGAACTTTTCGCGACTCGAGTAACTGTCACATTCCCATTGCCGGCATTGTTATAGACAGATACACCATTGTTACCTTTCTTGAAATTTACGTCTCCCTGCAACAATTTTCCATTAGTAATCATCATCGCCAGCATTGTTGTGTTTTCTAATGCCGAGCCAAGATTATTTGTACTTGTTTGAAGCTGAGAAATTTCAGTATTTCTAAGGGTAGCTAGATCCTGTGATGTTTGGTCAGCTGTAGCTTTTGTTGTTTTTACTACAGAAGATAAACCACCAGGTACAGTTGCATCATATTGTTGAATTTGCTGAGCTATAACCCCTTTATTTACATCAGCCTTGATAAAAGTATCTTCAACAAATTGAGCATTTTGTTTAAGAGACGATCTAAATCCGCCCTTAAAATTTGGCGCTGAATTACCCCGGCTAATAAACATATTAGTTACAGTAAATGTTCCACCAGATGGAGCATTATCAAACCGTAAACCCAATGGAATAGCTTCAAAAGCAGAGGCTTTTAAATCAGATGGGAAAATACCAGTAAGTTCTATTTCACCACTTGCAGCTACAACAAACGAAGGTAACCCAACACTATAAGTTGCACCATGAAATTGAATACTACATGTAGCGCCAACTAATCCTGCAGTTGCTGTGTATTTGATTCTCGCAACTATTGGATCACCTTTATCAATTGGAATTTCCTTGTGTTTATATTGCAGTTCCCAAACAGCTACAGTTCGGTTTGTACCAGTAGAAATACTTAAATTTTTAGTATCATCACCAAGTAAAATCCAGTTCTCTTCTGAGTAACGTAAAGTATCAAGTTGTGCTTTAAAAACTTTGATTTCCTCAGCAAATACTTCTTTCGCATCAGATCTTGTAATTTTTTCTTGAAGAATTTGTGCGTGGTTTTCTAAAACCTTTTGTAAGTTTCCACTATTGTTTGCCAGACCAATCGGGATACCACTAACTACTTGGACTGCAAGCATGATTTGCTTAGCCCCATTTGGTCCAGTATCTGGTGTTGCATGCAATTCTATACCACGACCTGAACCAATCCCCTTCTGACCAACTAAAATGTATGCATCCCGACCCGTTATTTGATCAAGTGTGAATGGATTGGCACCTAATGAAATTAGTGCATTCTTAACTGGTGCTAGGTTTACCCCAATACTGTCGTAGTTTGTAACGATAACAAAGGTGTCATTTGGAATCGCAGCAATAGCGTTACTCATTGCCGTAGCATTTGCTACAGCTGCATAAGTATCATATCTAGTTGAAGAAGCAATAGAACCATCAGCTGCTAAAACATGTACTGAAAAACCACGTGCTGAAGCTACTGATTTGATTTCACCCTTTAAGTTTTTAATCCCTGTGAAAAAGCCATTCCAGCCACATGAATAAACACGGTAATTGAAAACTTGACCAAGGTCCTGATTTAATTGTTTATAACTTGATTCCAAGTTATTAATAGACTGTGTGGTGTTCTGTTGATTATCACTAATAGTTGAATTAATTTCCTGAAACTTACCATCTACAGCAGTTTTATTATTGTCTACAGTAGATTTTAAAGTCGCATAATTCTCTGCAAGTGAAGTAATCTTCTCACCGTTTTTTTGAACATCCGCTTTAGTACCCTCAATTGCAGAAGCATTAGCTTCGAGGGCCTTAACAAGCTCACGTGGGTTTTTTCTAAATCCAGTTGCTAACTCCCCCTTTTCGATTTGTACTTCTCTGATTGCAAAATCAGGGGCAAATCCAGTCTGTGCATATAAAATAATATTAATATTATTTAGATTTGCTACATTGGTTTTAAATGTAAAAGTACAAAGGGTTTCTTTATCGGTATTAATTTGCCATGAACTACCAAGTTGATTGTTACTTGAACCATCAAATCGATGAATAATTAAAAGCAAACTTGTTTGAGCTGCAGTGAAAGATTTTGCCTTAAATGACAAGGTATATGTTTGATCAATCTCCAACCCATCTTCAGAAGTTAGTTGTTCAAAAAAACCTTTGAATGCAGTTGTTGTATTAGTTGATCTAAAACGTCCCCAATTTGCTCCATTTTGGTCCTTATACACCTCCATGACGCTACCAGCAACGTTTGCGTTAATACGCCAGTTTGACAAAGCAAACGGCTGTGAGAAATCACCATTTTTAATTATGTTGTCACCACCACTTGAAGAAATAGCAGCTTTAATAATTTTGCTTTCTTCTGCAATGGCTTGGTTAGTTTCTGTTTTGGTGTAACGAGTGCTATCAAGAGTTGCAGAACTATTAGTCCATAGATCACCAAATTTCTGACGGAATTTAGCTTCCAGAGACTCAGTAGCAGCTGAGATCGCCTTAGTTGTATCAGACTTACTTGAATAATCAACAAGAATAGAAGACTTAACAATAGTGCTATCTACATCTGATTCATTTAAAACAGGTGCAATTCTATATGCTTGTGCTTCCCACCAACCAGCATTACCCGTATGACCTAAAGCAATACCCAGTTGAATTTGAGGATAAGTTTCAGCAACCGAAGTCATATTGATGACTTTTGAAATGATAGTCCAAGATTCGTTAGCTGGGATTTCAGCAACGGGTACACTTACACTCGTATAATTTGCCGTTGAAAATACTCCATCATTTTTCGCACGGCCAATTGGGATGTAACAAAGCCCATTAGAGTCAGAGCTACGGCGAACAAGGAAACTCACAATATATGCACGAGTATTTGGTAGTGCTTGTTTATTGTAGTTAAAACAGTTTACTGGATTAGATGTGTCCTTTCTGAAAACTGTATTACCTATTTTCCCTGTAGTCGTTGTTTTAAAATACTGAGACATGTCCCAGCCATAATGGCTATACCACATATCAGGATTTTTAAAGTTGTAGTCTCCAGCTAAAGAGTCACTGTCATTGGCTGCCTTTAGCGCCTCATCTAATTTTGTAAGAGATGTATTGAATGCCTTAGTTTGTGAGGCTGTAACTTCATCTAATTTTGCATTTGTAGCGTAGTTATTTAGGGCCTGAGTAGTGTTATAAATGTTTTTCTCAACATCACTCATCCCTGCTTCAAGTTTTGATGTTCTTTGAGCAAGAGCACCACTCTCAGTTACATAGGTTTGTTTAAACTCATTTAGATTCGCAGAAACTTGATCGAATGCAGCATTGAAGTCGTAAGGACTTGCAATCCAATTATCTGTAGTTATGAATTCCCCTTTAACTAAGACAGCCCAATAAACCGTACCTACACTGTTCTTATCTGCAGTTGGTTTGTTTAGCATGTAGAAGTGGACTTCTTTTGCTGTTCCAGCTGAAGTCTTTGTAAAGGTGATTTTGCTGATTACTTTACCTGTTGTGTTGATAACCTGCTGTAAAAACTGACTTCCGCCACCAGCATAAACAGCTAAATTTGAATTTGTGTCACCAGCACCACGTGTATGTTCAGCACACCACAAGAGCGTATATTTTGCGCCTACTTCCCATTCTTCACCAAGTTTATAGCGTAGATGAGGATATGAAACACCATTGTAAGTTCCTACCACATTAGAGTTAATCAACAAGTTCGTACCTGCTGGGGCCGACTTGTTAAGATTTGCAGATAAAGTATTAGCCTGTTCTGTAACAGCTTTAATCAGTCCAGCTTGTTCAGATACTTGAGAATTTGTTGTTTGTAATGCTTCAGTTGAGGCTTTTTTACTTACTTCGGTATTGGTTATTGTTAGATCATTTCTAAGTTTTGAAATATCTAAACTTTGAGACGATAAAGTATCGCCATGCTTCTTCACTTCAGCTTGAGTAACTTTAATCGCTTCCGCATTAGCATTTAATGAACTTTGAGTATCCCGTGGGCTTGGGCTCCACGCAGTAGCTTTATTACCAGCTTCGATCTGTAATTTTTGAATTGTAGGAATTCGACCTGTGCCATATGTACCATAAAACTCAATAGTCGATTCAGTTGTGCTACCGGTGTGTAATTTAGGAAACACAGTAACTTCAAATTTTTGAAATTCACTTGCTTTGGTGACTGTTACGGATGTTGTGAAGAAATGAGCGGATCCATTAGATGAATATACTTGTACAGTTCCAGCAACCGGTACACTCACTTCAAAAGAAATCGTAACCGGCTTATCTAAATTTTCGTCATAAAAAGCTTTCAACTCTTTGCTACGTTCATACATTAAGTATTCACGGCTTGTTGCTGCTGTGGATGTTCGAGGCGCTTCTGAATTAGCTACGGCGTTTACACCACCAATCTTAATGTTATTCACTGCAGCTGTAATATCAGTCGCCACACGCCCCATGGCGCTATCAAGATCGCTCTTTGTAGCTGTTTTCAATAATGCTTGAGAGTTGCTCTGAATACCTGTTTCAGCATTCTGCATTCTTGATTCAAGCTTACTGGTTCTTTCAGCTTCAGCTTCTGTTCTGTTAGTTGCTGTTTTGAATAAATCATTTGCAGTTGCTGTTGCATCATTTGCAGAAGCTAAAGAGTTGTTATCTTCAACAATAATGTAATTAAGCTGACAAATTCCTGTCTGGAAATTGTAGTTTGCAATAAACATTGGGGCATAATATTCAGCTTGTGCTGGGAAAGTACGTGGATTATCAATTGTCCCTAAACCAGTTGCCGCCCCAGTAGACTTACCTTTCATGTATAGAACTACTTCTTGCCACTCACCTAAATTAGGCTTAACGGCCGACAATAAGTAGTTAGAAGATCCCATATCACCTGCAAGGGAGTTTGTAGTCGTTACGTATTTACTTTGGTCTGCATTTTTACATGCAACCCCAAGGTAAATAGTTCCAGATTCCCCAGCTACACGGCGGAAGCGAGCACGTACCCGATAAAGCGTATCTGGATTAATCTTTACAAACTCATTCCAGTGAACCCATGCCTCATCATTACCGGCATTATTCCCAAGCTCAAGAATATAGCCACCAAATGCATCAGCATCTTGAATTACTTTCGCTTCACCAGTGGTTCGCCAACGTGTCCAGTCATCAATTCCTTTTGACGTTACAACAGCACGTACACCCGACGTTACTTGCGTTTGTGACTTTAAGCTTAAAAGATTTTGAGAAAGTGCTTCGGTAGCTTTTACCGCCGTTGTACCTGTTTGCTGCGCCTCTGCTGCATTATCGAAAGCTAGTTTAGCAATGTCATCAGTAGTTTTAAGTGATGATGAAAGGCCATTTATTCTTGTATTTGTATTACTTTCTAGGGTTGAAACACTTTTTTGAACATCAGTAATTTGCCCTTGTACCTTTAAATTTTCTTTAGAGATACTTGTATCAAGTTCACTAAATTTTGAAGTAGTAGACTGTTCAAATTCGGCGAGCGACTCAGTAACTTCTAGAATATTTGCATTAGATTTCCGATCAGCCTCTTCTAGAGCTGCTTTCGTTTGGTCGATGCGTAAAGATAAGGCTTTATCACCATCAGAAACTGATTGGGCAATTGTTGCTAAATCTGACGTTGTTTTAGTTTTATTCGAATTATAGTCGGTTTTTAGTTCTTCAAGTTTTTTTGCTTCTGAAACAAGCTTTTCATCAACAAGTTTTACAGATGATTCAACCTTTTCGATATATGAAGCATTTCCAGTAATTTGATCACGCCATGCTTTTGGAATGGTGTCATTAAGTGCTGTAATGTCCCAGACTTCATAATCAGCAAGGATTACATCCACTGGGTTTGCTGTGCTTGGTAAAGGTGGATTAGTGCCAGCAATAACACGGAAATGCCCATGGATAGCCGCAGGCGCATCATAGCCACACTGAACAACAGAGTAATAAACCTCAAACTTACCTGTTCCTTCCTTATTCCCAAGTACACGTAAATAACCACCCGTACCTGTAGCATTGCCAACTGGTAATAAATAAGTGCCCTTAGGCATTTTAATAATTTGTTTTATTAAAAACGTTTTATTAGGAGCAGCAACAAGAGTTGGAACAGTCGGATACCAGCCACCACCTAGAGAAGCAGTGGATCTTAATAGCATCTCATGGGTACTATTTACTGGGTTATCAGTAGATTTAGCTTGTCTAGTAAACGTTGAACCTGAAGGTACAACATATGCGCTTAACCCCCCATTCCCAGATAGAAATGTAGGATCGTCACGTAAAGGCTTACCAAGTGATTGCATTCGCGCTAACTCAGTAGCATTTAACAAGCTTGCATTAGTGGTATCTAAACTTGCTTGAATTTGATCAGTCTTTTCAGCAACAGATTTACCAAGATCAACTACTGTACGTTCAACATTATTAATTGCCGCTTTGTTATCACCAATTTGAGACTGGGCAGTACTAATTTGTTCAGTAAAGGCTCTATCTTGAGCAGCAAGGGTTTTTATTTCTTCTGAAATTAGGGCATTTGATTTACCCAATTCAGTTTGCATTTCAGCAAACTTAAGCTCAAAACTTTTTGTTAATGCCTCTTTATCATTTGCACGTGCTTCAGCTTCAGCTAGAAAACCCGAATCGACTTTCTTATCAAGGTCAACATACTGGGCTGCAACTTGATCAACTTTTTTAACTGCAGCTTCAGTTTGGTTAACAATAGGTTCAATTTTTTGATTGATGAGTGTATTAGTTTCTTCACCTAATGCTAATTTAGCATCATCAATCATTTGACCAGCTTTTACTAAATTTTGATCAATATCTTGTTTTAAAGCGGCCTTAGTTTGATCAATAACAATTAGAGTGTCAGCTGCTTGCTTTTTACGGTCTAGAACTTCTTGATCTGCAACTTTTTTCGCGTTTTCTGCGACCAAGCGAATTTCATCAGAATCACTTCTAACATCAGCAATAATAGAATCTGTTTCTCTCTTGATGAAACCAATTTTGTCATCGAGTTCTTGCTCAGCGCGGATAGCCCGTTGTTGAGCATCAGCTACCAATGCTTCATTTGCCTGAATTGATTGATCAATACGTTTATTGGCTTCATCCAAACGAATATTTGCATCATTTGCATGCTGTTCAACAATCAGTTTGGTATCGACAATTTCTTGATCAATATAAGCCCGAATTTCATCAACTTTATTTTGTGCAATCTGACCTACTTCTTTTACTTGATCATGTATTTTTTGCACTTCTTCATCAATGTGATTAATACCTTCTTCAAGCAATTTATAGGCATCAGAATCTTTAATATTGTCTATTAACTCTTCTACTTCTTTTATTTTTTCATCAATCTCTTGGCTTACTTGATCTTTATTTTCATCAATTTTTTCGCCTTGTTCTTTTAACTCCTCCTTTAAACTTTCTAATTTATCAAGAGCGTCTTTAAATGCTCCCTCAATAGCTTTAGGGTCAATAGGCACACCTGCAACCGTAAGCGTTGTGCCAACGGCCATACTACCTGCTACAGCACTATTGCCCGCAACTGAAGTATTACCCACTACAGTGCTATTTCCCGTTAATGTGCTATTACCAGTTTGTTGAGTATTAGCTTGTACATTCATTAACGGCGTTTTGATTGAAACGGTTGTGCCAGAATCTACTTTTAAATTTTCTTTAGAGATAAATTCAATATTGTCTTGTCGAATACGGCGCACCCCTACAATCGCGCCGTCTCCGTGACTGACATAACTATGGATTACTGGACGTTCTTCATTACCATTTTCAAAGAAGACATAGACGTCTTCCCCATCCACAATTTGAATTTCTGTATCTAAATCACTATCGCCGACTGGATAGGCAAAAGTTGCTGTAATTCCTTCACTCGCGCCATCAGTTAAACCATGAATGTGTACTTGTGCAGTACGACCTTTTGCGTTGTAACTTAAAATCTTTGCACGTTTTAAACCATTCATATATTTGACCTACAAATTAGCAATCCAGAACTTTGATGAAGTCCCCATTGATCCCCCGATTGCGCCTGTATCTATATGATGTGCAGCAGTTAAAACGACATACTTCTTACTATCTATTTCGAATATATCGCCTGCATTCCAGTTCAAATTTAGTGGTCTAATAATGGTCCCACGCATGATCAAAACTTTTTCCAAGTTTTTGACTTGTCGGGCATCTAAACCAGCTCTTTGCGTCACAGTGTGGCCTGGGGTTATTGAGTCATCACCAACAACCGTTGAACCGTTATTCTCAACTGTGACAAAAGATGATTTTTGCATCAGTTCCAAAGGTTTACTTGATATCCAAACGACACTGCTAGGATCTAGTTTTGTGATAGGTTCCTTTTTGAAGAAAGAATCAATTTTTTGAGCAGACACTTTATTATTTTGAAAGCAAATTACAGCTGCTTCTTGTTGCAGATAATGAGCCAAGCGCTGTGTAGGCATACTACCCTTTAAACAAACAAATTTAGGCAAAGGTAAATCACTGCCCAGACTGATCGTTGCACCACAAGCTCGAATTATTGAATTAAAAGAAGTTTCATTACTAATAATTGCTTGCTTTGAATATTCGATAAGTCTTTTACAACCAGCCAAAATACCAATACATGAGATGCCACCTACTCGCCGATCTTGTTTAACAGTCTGAGTTTTAAGAGGGGTAACTTTGATAAGTTCGAAAGGATGAGATATGTCATTAACAGTAAGTTGCTCCCCTTCTTTTAAAAGGGAGTCTAATTCAGTAGTAGATTGAACTGTGAACTCAATAGATGCGGGAATAGGTACGAGATCAGTTCTTAAAGTTGCACTAATCAGCTCAGATGCTGGAATAATTTTACCCGCAGATACAATGGTGATTTGCATTAACGGTTCCCCAAGTTAAAATTAAAACTCATTGGGGCCATACAAAATGCAAGTTTAGGCAAAGCGTCTTTCTTTTCATTATAGTTCTGTTGAGCTTCTGATACAGATAGCCCATAACTTTCGACTCCGAGCCCTCGAGTAGCTTCAACCAATCTAGCTTGCAAAAGATCACAGTGAGCTTTTACTAATGGTTGGATAATTACGTACTCATCACCGCTAAGTACGATAGTTTCATTCAGTTCAATACTCGTGGTAGCTTTAGTTTGACAATCTAAAACAGCCCATCCAGCATAATATTTTGCCTCATCTAAAAATGCTTTCACGATATCATCAAGCAAAATTGAATAGCCCGATAATTGATATTCTTTATAGAGTTCTTCTGAAAGTTGCTGGATAGAACCAGCAACTACAGCATAACCTTCAGATTCAGGTAATAACTTCATAGCCATTACCCAAATAGATTGCCCAGTTGGCGACCAACGCCTTGCACAGCATTTGCAAGATTAGTTGCTTGTTGAGCAGTATTGATCACTTGCTGAACTCGATTAACAAGCTCAGCTGTACCATCAATTTCTTTTTTACCCGGCTGAATACTGCCGTTGGTACCAATGTTTGCGAAGCTACCAAAGTAGTTATAGTCGATTGGGCAAGAGACAGTCATAACTTGAGATCGGCTATCTGAATCATACTCAGCTGACTCAAAGCGAATAGCACAGTTTTCAAGTGCATATGAGCGTGTAAAACTTCCTAATCGGCCATCATAGTAATCACCATGGATGATTCCACCACTAGCTACGACATATTCAGCTAGTAGTTGATCATGTCCTGCTTCAGTTACTAGGATTTGAAGGTTGCCTGTGTAATGGGTTTTCGGAGGACCAGCAACAATTCCAGTAAAACCACCCGCATATTGAACTTCTGCAGGATCTTCATTACTCACAATTGGACGTGGGCAACTTTTAAATAAGAAGCGAAGGTCTTCCATGCCACGAGGAACAAACATCCCCTGACAAGCCAATAAGGGTGAACCAAGTTGCTGTAGAGCAATGTAATCTTGTTTAAGCTGATTTAGTAAAATCGGATTAGATTGTTGCATATTTCTGATGCTCAATAGCTTTAATATACCCCAAGATTAAAAGGTTATATCCACTTAAAATTTGATTGGTTCCATAAAAAAAGCCACCCTAAAAGGTAGCTTTTTAAATCTGCTTTTTATCCAATATTTGGTGGTACTCGCAGAACCTGTACTGAAGGTACACCCCGATCTAGCGCATCTTGGACACAACGATAATCAGGATTATTTGGTTCATAACCTAGTTCACCACGGATATTACCCTTATGTATTGTCATCGGTGCATCAAAACGGCCACGCATAAAACGACCAATAATAATTGTGTCAGTTAAAGATTGATTGGTCTTTGTTTCTGTTTTATCAGTTTTTTTCTGATATTGAATACCAGGCGCTTCACCTAAGATTTGAGTTGTATTCATGAGTATTTCCTTAATTAAATGGATTATAGGTAAAGCCTATATATGGCCCTACCTATGAGTAATTAGTAAATACCTAAGCGTTTACCTTTATTGAATGAACGTAAACGCTTGCGAATTGCATTCGCAGTGAAAGCATGAAGTCGAGCTTTTTTCATACCAGCTTTTTGTGCTGAAGTTAAACGAACCTTTTGACCAGGTAATCGTTTATTCACTACGGTTTTGACCCCTTGACGAATAGCCAGCACGCCACGGTAGTGAATTTTTCGTCCATTTACTTTCCGTTGACTAAATGCTCCATTACGAGCTTTAATTTTTTTAGCCATTGAATCGAAACCTTCTTCAGTTTCATCCGCTTCACCGAAAATAAACTCTCGAACCAGTTCTTCAAGTTCTGGGCCATCGTCTGGCATATTAGCAAGAACTGTATTGGCTGCTGCTTCTAACGCCGCATCAGCAACTTCTGTATCATCACTAAAGATCTCTTCAATATCAGAAGCGTCAACACCAAATGTTAAGAAAGCATCGGAAAGAGAAGCCATTAAAGCGTTTTCATAGATGCCGCCTTCATCATCTGCACCATCTAATGCATCGACAATTAATGCGTCTAAATGATCAACGCCCAGTTCACCTTCTTCAAGCTTACCTTCACTGATGGCATCTACCGTATCCGATAGAATATTTAGAGCAATTTGTCGTACTTGTTCAATCACAGATTGCTGTTCTCGATCAGTACTTGAAACCTTATAAACAACGGCAGAAATATTCTCCGCTGCTGAATCAAAAGCACGTAAAGCTAAAGGTTTTTCTGTAGTTGGGCCAAATGGATTCATCTTTATAGATCCTTAAAATTATTTAACTAAAACGTCGTCATCAAAAATTGCGGCACGAGTTGTACCGACAACTCCATGGGCTAAATAGAGTCGTACACGCTCATATGGATAGTCTTTGTCAGGTATTAAGCTGAACTCAAAGGGCTTACCACCTAGATCTTCAGCTGGTTGCAACCAACCTGTTGTTTCACTAGATGCACCTTCTAAAAACTCTTGGATGTCTTCACCAGCTTTTTTGATGTAATCCGGTGTAGCTTGGAACATATAAGTTCTTAGAATTTCTATACATTTGTTAGTAACTCGAGCCGCAATCTCAGCTGCAGGAACTAAACGCAATGCACTATTTTTACTTTGATACTGGGTTAGTACATCACTTAATACGAATAATGTAGTTTCAAACTTAACCGGGCGAACTACATTAACTTTAGCTTTAGCCAACATTTCTTGAGTCTGTTCATCTTCAAGATCAATATTCGGCATCTGGCTTAGGTTTTTTGCTGTAAATGGATAATCTTTCCATGCAACGGCATTTTTTAATGGCGCAAAACCTTGCTTATTCAGCTTCGCATTACGTAATAATTTATCGCCGATGTAATGGCCCAAATAATAAGCTGGTATCTTACGACCTCTTAGCGTGACAGCATCCGTTGGGCGGCAAAGGTTCGGGCTCCAAATGAATTGAACAAACTGTGATTGCGCATCTACGCTTGTCGCAAATTGAGCTGCTTGCTCAGCTGTAAAAGTTGGATTGATTTCAGCATCCAAAGGAATACGTAGCTTTGTAGCTGCACGTTGTGCCGCAACATAAATTGATAAATCATGAGGATTTGGTAAAGTCAGATATGCTGGTGTACTTAATTGACTCGTCAGAATCTTATATAGTTCATCTGGATTAAATGATGGTAACGATTCATCTTCCAATGCCAATGTTTTTGAAGCACGACCTAAGCTATTTGATTCGTTATAAGCATTTGATTTGAGGATTGCTTGTAACGCATCATTACCTAACGATAAATCAAAACGCTCAAAATATTCTTTTGCATCAGCTACAGCGACAATAGAAGCAGAATTTTCAATGTCTCCATCTACTAATCCCTGAACAGTAACAATTTGATCACCTGTTACCGCATCACGTATTTCCAAACGCATAGAAATATCTGCAGGACCGCGTGGGCTAGTTACTTTCGCAAAAAAGGCCACATTGATTTCTGTATTCGCAAGATAACTGTGAGTATCAAATTCCAGTTTTAGAGATGGGCTGGCCCCTGCTACAAGGGATAGCTCACCTGTACTTGATAGAGCAAGTATATTCATTACATTACACGCCCAAGGCTATTTGTTTTAAGTATTTTGAGCCGTGGGCGTTTTTGATTTTCTGGCTAGTTCCAATGTAAAAAAACCACTCGAAAGTGGTTTTTCATTTCCTAAATTTTATAATCCGCTAGCAGGTTCTGTAGGCTCTTCTGCCTCAGTAGGTACAATTTTAAGTACATTACCTTTCAAGCTATTAATTTGATCAAGGTTATCTAGCAATTGTTTATGAGCTTCGTCACCGATCAATGTGAATGTTACCTTTTGACCAGCTTGTACCAAAACTTGTGTAAATGGTTCGGTAATGTCACTTAAACCGTTATTTTGAAGTGTAATACTTCGTTCAGTTGGTTGATCACCTACAGCATCCATAATTGGGTTCGTGCCATCAATAATGAAAATAGTCATCTTGTTACTCAACAGTTAGATTCTTACCAAGCCCCTTCAACTGACGTAAGTTTTCAAGAACTTGATGTTTAAATGTTTGGTTATGGCACGTAATTTTTTCTGTTAGACCTGCCCCAATAGAAACACGTGATAACGGTTCTAAAACAGTTGAAAATCCGTTATTAGTCACATTAATTACTAGTGGATCTACATTACTAATGCTAGAACCAGTTAGATTTTCCACACTTTGATGTTCGGCCATGGGAATATCAGTTTGTTGTGCCTTATTTGATGATTCAGTTGAATTTCCATTATCTTTAGTACTGGAATCTTCATTATCTGAATCGCCATTTTTCAAATTAGTAGGTTTCTTACCTTCATCTTGGGAAGCGCCGTCTTCAGGACCTTGGCTATTTAACAAATCACCTTGGTCTGAAGCTTTTTCATCACCAGCTTGGGTATTCTGTGTTTCTGTAGTTTTATTGGTTTTATTACGTGTGTTTTTTGGTTTATTAGTCGCTTGTTCGTCAGTTGAAGCTAAAGTTTCGTCAGTGTTTTGTGTTGCTGCAGCCATGAGATTTTCCTTTCAATAAATAAGGGAAAAGGCGCATCGAAATGCGCCTTAATTTGTATTACTTACGATTTTTTAAGAGATGGCATATTGATGCAGTGAATGACATAGCTTTGGTCAGCGTATCGATCCAATGGGTTCATTTCTGCAGCTTGAGAGCCAATTAAAGTAAGTACTGATTCACGTGCATCTGGACGTGTTTCAATAACTGAGAGTGGGGTTTGAATAAACCCAACAAACGGCGCTCGAATTGGCTCATTCCCACGACCTACCAAAAGCATATCAAATGCCGTATCAGCTTCTGCTACAAGCTCTTGAGCCGATGGAGCATGATAAACGTTTGTGCCATCTGCAAGAGTACCGATACGGACAATTTGACCATAACCAGCTGTGAAGCCAGTTTTCGTAGGCATCTTATCGCTACCCAATTGATTGAAGAAGATTGCGCCACTATCGCCAACATATAAATCATAAGCAACAGTTGAGCCACCAGTACGCTGATTAATATCCATTTTTGCAGCAGAAATAAACTTCATTACTTCGCCAAACAGATCGCCAGTGGTATTAAACGCTGCTGCTAATTTACCAGTCACACCACGAGAAGCATCAAAAGTAATTTCATGGCCTGAGTATTCAGCCAAATCTTTTGCTTCACCTAAAAGACGGACCGTTTGTTCCAAGAAAACTTTACCCTGAATAATTGCCAAAGCTTGACCTAAGAAGCCGAGTTTGAGTTCATTATTCAACTGAGTCTGCAATAAAGTTGCTGCGGTAACCTGTGCCATAATTGGTGAAGCCACCAAATTTTCATATTCAGGTTCAAAATCAACACCTACAGGCGTCATTAAGAAGTTACCGTTACCATCACGCGCATCAAAATCAGCTACGAGATGAACTTCAACTTTAGCACCAGCTGGTAAAGCTTCATTTAAGGTCACGCTAATTTTGCTAGCAGAAAGGTCAATTTCACTACCAACAACACGATACTCTACGCCGTTTACAATTACGTTTTTTTCAGCAATAGCTGAAATCTTGCCTGAAAATTTTGATTTACTGCGGCTTCGAGTATGCGCAACTTCTTTACCGTTGATTTTGATTGAAACATTACCAGCAATAAACGGCAGTAACTTCGCATTTACATCTGGCGTTTTTGCCTTGAAATCTTCATAGCCAGTTCGTGCTACCACTGAGTAGGTTGTACCTGCACCACCATTTGACAATGCAAAACGTAAACGGCCCTCTACATAAGGCTTTGAGGCATTTGCACCGTCTAAGTATTCTGATTTCTTCATTGCACCAAAATCACGATTGGTGACAAAACGAATAGATACTAACGGTACTTCATTTGAACCATTAGAGTTTGGAATCATTGCAACAATTGGCGTTGCATAAGCGATAACGTTTGCAATAGTTGCTACAGTAATCGCTGGGACGATACTTACAGATTCATGATGCTGGTGATTTACATCATCAAATCCAGATTCATTAATACTGTCATAATAGCTAATGGTATCAGTAGGCAAAGAACCAGCTTGTTTAGCACCACTTAAACCAGCAGTTAACGCAGCTGCAATGATTGAGGGATGGGGTAAATCACCGCCATGGCGTGCTTGATATTGTGATACCCCAAACATCACAGCTTTATCAACTTCTGGCGCATATTCGATGCCAATTGAATCAAAAATTGCTTTTAATACTTCTGGGTACTCTTCTGCCGCTGTTTGTGCACTGTCAAACCCATTTTCAAGCTCATCAGGACTTTTGAAATAGTAATTTCGGCACTGAGCTGTAGCAATTTGTTGAGCCTCATACTTTTTACGAATTTCGTCTGATAACACAGTCATTTTAAACCAGCCTTTGGCTTTCTATGTAAGATGCAGAAAGTCTGACATGTGCTATTTTTACTAAATTTGGTCGGTTCCAATTTTTTAATAAAAATAAATCTTGAAAAATTTCACTAAATCTCAATAAAGAACTAGAGTTAAGTTAAATATAAAAATTAAACTTTTTTTTAATTTTAACTCATTTCATTACATTAAAAATTTTTAAATTTAAAGGTAGATTAAATGATTATAGATATTTATCGTTCTAAGAGTAATTCTGAAAAGTTTCTTTCTGTTCTTAAAGATACAGACATTACAACATTATCAATTCCTGATAATGATTATATTGAAGTGACTTTATTTAAATCGAATAAAACTATTGAGGCTGACATGCCTTTAATTGCAATGGATCCTTCCAATATTATTGATCAAATCAATTCTAAAGGTTATGCATTACATAGCGCTGCTGTGAAGATGGAAACTGGGATTGTTAAATAATTCGAGAGAGCCCTATAAAATAGGGCTTTTCTTTATCCACTTACACCACTTGAAACATAAATCTCCACATTATCACCTGCTTTCACTTTATAACGGAGCTTATCCCAGCAATGCTGTCTAAACGGTTCAGTATCGGGCGCAGCAGCTGTTAATGTAAGAATAGACACCCAGTGAGAATCGTTTTTCGGATCTGCATATGGAATATTGCTTCCGAAAAACTCTACTTCTGCCCCGTTCCCGATTACCTGGTAATTGAATATTGCAGAAGTACATTGTTCAGCCATTTCAATGTCGCCTGTCTTTTTACCTTTTTCATTGAAAATTAAATAGCTCATTTAGTATCTCCATCACCTATCGGTGAAATAAACAAATCATCTCTACGGTTTAAAACATACTTACTGCCAAAATCTGCCATGAGGCTAAAACCAGTAATATTTACAATCTCAAACCACAACATTAGATTTTCATAAATCATTAAACCTAAAAGATCCCCTTCTTTAAGAATCAAGTCGGGAATGTTGATTATCCTTTCCAATACATCTTCCAACTCATCATTAAATGGCTCTACTTGAGCAGTTAGCACCAAATCTGAGGGGTTATTCATTGAGAAGTTCTTTTGAATATAACCACCATTAAATTTATCTAAATGAACATAAGCAGCGCCTTTATATTCATACTTGTAGTTAGGTTCATCTTGAATCGATAAAGTATTTGCTTCAAAAGAAAGAGGATCTACAGGTTTTGAATCTTCAGCTGGATTATTGAAAATTACTTCTTTGCGCCAAACTTGTGCTGGAATACTAGCTAGTGCATTCATAACAACACGTCTCGCTGCTAAACGGCGTCCATTTGCAACTTGATTTACTGATCTATTTAGCATTTCGACTTAGACCCTTCATAAAGATATTAAGCATTTCTTGGTCAATAGCGCCTGATTTATGTAAGGCTTGAATTCTTTCAATCTGACTAGCTTTAAGAGTTTCTAATTCAAAACGTTTAAGGGTTTTCAGTTCACGTTCTAATAGTTTTTTCGCAACTTTATCTGCTCTACGCATCATTTCTTTTTCAGCTTTTCGAATATTGGCTTTGATGGGCTTAACAGAACCATTCATCACATCTTTTACTTGTTCATTGATCGAATTCTGAATTTGCTTATCTGTTTGCTTATATCGTGCACCAACTTGTTTCTGGCGGTCTTTCTCTACTTCCTTTTTAAGATATGCAATGCCTGATGGCGAACCAATCCACTTAACAACACGCAAAACATGCTTACAAGCTACACCGGATAAATGCGGGTTACGTATTTTCGGAAAGCCACCCTCATCACGTCCTAAATTGTAGCCGCCAATAGTTGCCATATATCGGTACCAGAACGTATGACGTTCGCAATCACACTGAAATTTGATTTTGCCTTTAGCCAATCGGTTTTTAACAGTGGTTAATGCATGTTTGTCGATATCAAATACGACAGATTTAAAGTTTGAAAACTCAATCTCAACGTGATGATTTAAAACTTTACTATTTGGGCCGGCATTAGTAAGTAAGTGCACTAAACCAGCTTTTCTGCTGACTGGTACCGCCAAATAGATTTGCTCATTTGCACGGTCAATGTCATCTTGTCGGCTTAAATTAATGATGTTTTGAGGGGTAATACCCTTACTATACTGATCTTTTAATAGTTGAATGTTTTCCTGAAATGCCAAGATATCATCACGGGTAATACGCCGTGGCACTTCACCATTTCGCTGACCTAAGGTTGTAAAAAGTACTCTCTCTACATCATATTTTTCGCCTTGTGCAATATCTTGTGGCCGCAAGAACATAGGCTTAGGGATCTTTCTTCCCCAATCATCATATTCAATTTCCTTTTCGGCAAATGCCCGCTGTTCACGATCTGCGCGTTGGCGACTCTGTTGATCTCTACGAACCCCGCCATTTTGCAAAGATTGGTTTAATTGCAACTGGGCACGGCGTAAATCATCTGGCTTGAATGCTGACATATTAATTATCCTGCAAGTATTCTTTTTGAAGTCTTAAAAGATCAACGAGCCTTGGAAATGCTACCTTTTGTAGTGGTAGTTTTTCCCAAATACCGTTGGCACCACAGGCCACTAAAACCGCATCAATATGATTTCTTGAACCATAAAGCTTGTAGCTTAAGAGTGATGGATCTTGCGATTCATCCTCTTTAATCTCCCATACAATCAAGTTCTGAATATTATTCTGTTGAAGATTTCGGTGAATTAAATCTCTGATAGCATTTCGATAGTCATTTCTCATACTGTTTCACCTATTTAAGCTTTAACAGTACTTACACGAGCAAAGCCACCAATACCGGCTTTACCGCTGTTGCCATTACTTTCAGTAGTGTGACCAGCTTCGCCAACAACTAAAGTCATATACTGAGTTTTTTCGGTTGAATTCACATATCGGCAAATGAGTAAACCACCACTTGCACCACCACCACCAAGTGCCCAGCCATCATCTCCTACACCATTAGCACCATCACCACCAGCACCCCAGTTTGATACTGGACTTACTGATGCGCCGCCTTTGTGGTTTGTTTGGTTTGCAGCTGTACCAGCGTTACCAAGCTTGCGTGAAATTTCGGTTATGTTTGATGTCACAGTGATTACACCTGCTAAACCACCAGCACCATTTGAGAAAGCACTACCATTCGACCACTGACCACTGGTACCGCCCTTACCGCCACCAACAACCGCCAAATCAAGTTCATTTAAACGTAAGCGTGTATCTGTACCACTGGTCCCATGTGCCAATGCTCCTAACTCCCAGACACTGCCACCACCAGCACCACCAGCACCAACCAATATGAATTCTTTTTGTTCTTTTGGTTGAATTGGAATGATATAAACACCTGGTACTGTGTAATCGCCGTTTCCATCGTTTAGTGTTTCTGCAGCTACCTGAACAACTGACCAGTTCACAGTACCTGAATACCCTATCCGGTTTTGACCAGAGCGGTCCCAAACTTCATATGAAAAGCCCTTTTCAGCACGGGTAAGCTTCCATGCTTCATGTGAGCTTTCTGGTGTTAAATAGATTGCATACTTTGAATCACGTAAATCAGTAACTTTGCCACCTAATTCAACTGTTGCTGAGCTACCAATATTTACACCTGCTCCAATTAATTTTGGATATTGAGCATCTAAGTTTTTCTTGAAATCGATTAACTGCTGTAACAAATTTTTGGAACTAAGATCTAGATCATCAATCTGATGTTGTAAATCATCGTCTTTAGCTTTTACATCTTTTTCAAATGCATATTGGGGGTGCGGATCCTCATGCTGATTATGTTCAGTCATGAGCTTACGAATTAACGCGCCGTATTGCGGGTGAGGGTCTTCATCTGCACTATGCTGATTCATCAACATCACAGCAATTGGTGTGTTTGGATCAATCTTGATAGTTACGTTTTTTAAATTAACGTCAGTTAAAACAAATCCAAATGTAACAATGGCTACTACGTTTGCATGTAAAGACATGATTGATTGAGCAGCTGTAGTAGAGGCCACCGCAAGTAAGGTGCCATCTGATAGGTAAATACCCATCTCAAACACTTCCATTGTTAAAGTGGGCTCAATACTCATTACAAAACGCAAAGTACCTGTTTCTGTATCTACACCACCGCCGTTAAGAGAAAATCTAGCTAATTCATTTTTAAGAGAAGTTAGGTTTTTCGCTTCTACTGATGCATCAAATTTGCCGGTACCAACAGCAAGATGGGTAAGCTCCCCACCAAAGCTAGCAACATCGCCCACTTTATTTAATGCATTCCGACCTGCGTCAGTTAAAAAGAAGTTAATAGCCATAACCCACCCATATGATTTATTGATCTATGGTAGTTATGAAGAATAGGTATTTAAGTGGGCAGTTCCATATAACTAATCATTTTCTTTTTCAGCTGCTTCTCTTAAAGCACTGAATCTTGACTTACGTTCAGCTTGTTCACGGCCTTCCGGTGTATCGTCAGTGACATTTACAGTTTCGTAAGCCTCAGTGTAGTGAACGTTTTCCAAGAATAAGAAAGCAAAAGCATCACCGATATCCGGTGATTTAATTCCCATCCGTTTCATTTCATCTTTACTCAAGATTTTGTATCGTGCAAAGTCATCAAAACGGTATGGAACGTGGATTAACTGATCTTTAATTTTCACATTGTGTTTCTTTGTTTTTATTTTAAAACGACCACTTGCGATTGCTCGAGCCAAGCCCACATAAGCCAATGACCGCTTATTCGTGAACTCTTTTCTATTGTCATTACTAAAACATTGTGAGCCCCAATAAACTGGAACGTAGAAAATGCCTTGCTTTTTAAGGTACTGACCAAGACCTTTACCAGCACCATTATCATCAACTACTAGGTTTGCATTTGGATACTGTAAAAGCAGCTCATTAATTTTTGCGAATAACTCAATAATATCGTCTCTATTTTTACATAGAGGGATATCAACAACTTCTACACGGCGTGCACGCTCTCCCCATTGCGATTCACCCCAAACTTTAGAAACAACAATTACAGAATCGTCTCGGCCAACACCACCACCAACGTCTACCGTAATGACATAACCAAATTGATGATCCTCAAAAATACTCGCGCCAACATACATTTCTTCTGTTTGACGTTTGGTAATTAAGAACTCATCCGATAAGTCTGGGAATTCACCTAGAACACGGATCTTGTACTGAGCGTCTTCACGGCTTCCATACTTTTGCCGTTGTTCTTCTAAAGATTGCTTACTAACTAGTGGTGACTCTTCCCCGTTAAATGTGAGAGCAATCCAAACACCACCAGCTCGATGACTTAACTTGTGATGAGTCTCATAGAACATACCCGCATTACGGGTAGGTTGCGACGTCATTACGGCACGGTTGTCTTCGTGAGTTAATGCACCAAACGCCACATCCAGTACAGCATCATCTACACCGCTGGCCTCATCGACCCAGACCATGTAGTTATCGCCGTGGTTACCAGCCAAGTTTGTAGGTTGATGTTTTGGTGCTGTCTTAGCAAAGACATACCATTTTTCTTTGTAGCCTTTAATGTAAACGAGTTCAGACTGGTACCCGACATAATCAGCAAGCCAAGCCAAAGGCCCTTGCTTCAATCGTGCTAGATTGATACTGATTTCTTTCCAGACTTGTTTCTTTAACTGCCCGATCTGCGGGGCAGTAAACATCATGATTGATTCATCAAAAAACAAGAGATGCCATAAGGCAACAATACCGGCACTGGCCGTTTTACCAGTGTTATGTAGTACTAAGTCATCTTCACCTAAGAAAAATGGATCTGGATCGAGTACAAAACCGTAATATTTACCTTCACCCAGCTCGGCAACCGATGTGATTTTTAAAGGCTCATATTCCCCATCAACAAGCCTATATGATGCAAACTGTTCTCTATTTTCTGGCTTTAGGTTCATGTATTGAGAAACAAGCAATTCAATCTTGTCGCCCTTCGCCCAGCCGTTACCATCGTATAAAGAGATTAAGCAAAGGATATGCGATTTATTGAATGTATGAGCTTTGCCATTCTCATATTCAAACCGGTACATTTCCTGATAACCGGTTACTGTTTTAATTACATCTAGTTCTGTCTTACCATCAGCAGCAAGAATTTTATGATTTAGGTTAATGCGCTCAACTGGGATAAACTCCCCGTTGGCTAATTTGATTAATGTCCCTTTACCAAAGCAACCATGCCCCGATGCTACTGAAGTACGGCTACCATCAAATGCAATAGATTCAAAAAGTAATTCTTGTTGCCATGTGGGTTCGACACCTAATGCTTCTACGGCGAAAGCATAGATGTCGTATCGATAACGCTCGCAAAGTTCCCACCATTCGGGAATTTCTTTTAATGGTGCCAATGCCATACCGTAAAAACACCATTACTTAAAAGATTGAAAAAGGAAGCATTGTTGGATCTACAGCATCTTCTTCAAACTGATTCCCTTCAGTAATTGAAAAGCCTTTGGCAATTTTCGTACTAGCCCAAACAGCCAATAGAATTGCAATGTGTCCATTGTTTAAGCTGCTGCTATCAAATTCCTGCTGAAGGCCGTTTTTATCGACCTTACGGATTTCAAGTACGTTTTTAGGGTTGTACTGGTTTAGCTTCGGCTCAATTTCAATTAACTTTGCTCTGAAACGAGCTTGGTAAATTGAAATCACTTCTTCTAAATGCTCTTTAGCATTGAAACTTAATTGCCAATTCTGTACTTGGTCCGGTGAGTCAGTTACTACAACTGTTTGATCTCTTAAATCACTTGGTACGGGCAAATTTGAATAAACAGCTGTTTTTTGAATAACAAGCTCACCTGTATCAGCAAATGCCGCTCCAATAAGTCGAATTGGTTGATCCGAAAACCCAGCAACACGGCTGTCTATACGAATAATTCCAGACATTACAAGTATCCTTAGCGCCGTTTGCGTTCTAACTTGGTTTGGCATTCAATGCAGAATTTCACGCCACCTAAAGCACGGCGGCGCTCTGGTATTTCTTCACCACATTCAACACATTCTTTTTCAGATTCGCCTTCAAAACGGCATCGGTTTGCAATTTCTTGCTGCAATAAATAATCAGCACTTTCTTGTGCCTTATCGATTAAGTCAGTCATTTATACGCTCAACTGTAATTTCACCTGTTTCTCTATCACCCTTCACACGCTGGTGATCGAGTGATGTGTACTGATCAGCTTGCACTACAACTTTGTCGTTGATTGCGGGCTGTTCCGTTGCTGAGCCGTCAGGTTCATAGCCATTACCTGTGTTGTTGTCGAATGGACCACCGAAACCGATGACGTTAGGTGTATAACCCACAAGCTGAATATCTACAGTTGAGATAGAAAGATTGATTGCTTCGCTTGGGACTGGTGATGGAAAAAGTTCATTTTCAAAAACAGTGAATGTTGAATTAACAACATGATCATTCCATTGCTGAAATGGCACATTAAAACGGCGGTTATCGTTGCTAGACATGTATGCGCAAAACTGCCCAATGACTGAACGCAGATCATTAGGATTGGTGGCAAAGAAAGCGATTTGAGCACGTACAGTTGTTGGCACCAGACGAACCTTCACCCGTTTCTCATCAATGACCGTTTCAATAAAATCAGGGACTGGTAGTAATTGATTTACATCTGGGGGTTGGTCAGTTAACGCTGTTGCAGTAAGCATTACAGGTAAAAGCACTTTGGACTCTTCCTCATGCTTCTGGCTTTTTCTATATTCAGAAAGCATTGCTTCTGAATCGTCCATCATCCGTGACGGACATGCTTTTATAGCGTTACCAATGGCTCTCAACTTCCAGTCAGCCGTTAATTGTGTCTCAGGCATATACCAAGCACGAAAATTGACAAGCTGCTTATACCAAGCGTTTTGGATGCATTTAAGCGAATCGTTGGGGTAATTCATTATTACCCCCATACACTAAAGATATTGCCAAAAGACTTTTTAGGCTTTTTAGCTTTCTCTTTTACGTTTGGATTGTCCAAACTTTGAATGATTTGTTCAGCTTGTTGTTGTACTGAATCAAAACTCTTCACAGGATTTACCATACCCGTATAGAGTTCTTTTTTGCGTTCTTCTCTAAGTTGTTGCAGGCGTTTCTGTTTATCAAATTTTTCTGATAATTCACCCACTAATCCTTGAGCATTTCCTAACTCGGTTAATAATTGCAGCTGACTATTGATATTGTCGTATGTCTGTAAAATTTGATCTTCAAGTAATTGGGCAATAATAATTTCGGGCTGTGATAACTGTGAAATATCTGTTGCGCTATCAAAGCAAGAAACAACACCTTCAGGCTCTTCAGGAACAAATAATCCATCAAATAACTGACCATCACCTACATTGCTTGCATAATTTGGTTGTGCAACGAAATCAAAACCAAAAAAACCCGTTGGAATTAAACGGCCACCGACGTTCTTGTAATTGACTGATGTGCTAAAACCACCCGCTTGGGCTTTATAATCTTGTAATGCAATCTCACCAGGCTCGTTATCATAAAACTCTTCTCGGTGTTCAACTGTTCCATCCTTTGAAGCACGTAATTCAATTGTTTTAAACGCCCGTGAAAGATATACAACTTTACCTTTAATGATCACCGTTTCAGGCGGCACCATACCATAGCGCTGTCGAATTTGATGACCGTAAAAACCTTGTAATGAATTAGTAGCAACCATTTCTTGTACATGGTCACTGTTGATCAAGTTGACCATTGCATCAACATCGACATTACTTCGATCAACACCGGTATATTTACGGCATCGGTCATGTAAGTTGTAAGATAGAACTTTTGTCTTTCTATTTTTGCTAGCCATAAAAAAGCCCCAATGCTGTGATTGAGGCTATTGTTTCAGTTGTTCTATAGTTGAAATTTAATCAGTTCCAAATCAAATCTTTTGATCAAACTCAATTAATTCCAATAGCTTGTCATGCTGTTTATCTTCAATGGTTGCATCAAAGATGTACCCACTTTTAAGAGAAATAAAAACATCATAAAAGCGCTCATGGATCATGCCTCCTCGATGTTCACTTTCGGAGACTTGCAAACAATCCATTTGAGATAAGTCAATTAATTGAGAACAAGCACGTTTTCTACAAAAGATTTTTAATCGCATACTTCACCCAATTACTTAACAAGAGTGCCTTCAACACCACGAGCACGGCGCTCAGCTGTACGTTTATTAAATTCTTCTAGCGCACTTTCCATATAAATAATGGCTTGTTTGTTGAACTCACTCGGAAATTTTTCATCCAAGGTTTTAGTACGGTGAATAAGTACATTTAACAATGCTTCACTGGTAACCCCATTCACACCATGTTCTGGAATTGGGCCATCCTGAAAATGAATACTGATTTCAAAATCTTTTGCATTTTGGTTTTCAGGATTTGCTGAAATCTTATAGTAATGGCCCTGAGCATATTCCGTGATGCCTTCAACCACTTCCCCTTTAATAACTTTATCAATTTCTTGTGGTTCTAATTCATGGCTAGCATATCCTAAGAAATGATCAATTAATAAGTTTTCTCCCTGACCATTGATAGGTTCTGCGATTCCTACTAAAACATTGTCTTGAGCTTGTTGCATATAAAAAAGTCCTGAACTAATGAACAGGACTATGAAATCATTTTGTATTTGTGCGCTAACTCAACAGTTCCAATTGAATTAAAGGAAGTTATAGACTGCATAAGGCTTAGCTGCTATTGCCGCTGCAAAGCTTGTGGTGCCTAAATCTCTATCAAATGCCATTGAGTGAACTTTAACGACAATATTGGCTGGTACTAAACGGCGTAATATCGGTGACAGCTCTACCACTTCATTTGCATCAACAGTTTTATCTAAAACAATTCTAATCCGACTTGTTAAGAAGTAATTTGGCTTTTCAAAATCAGACAAATAGGCTGGATATTCTTTTAGCTTTTCCAAGCTATGCCATAGCCGGATAATCTGAAAATGATCTTTCCCCCACAACATTCGTAAAACAAACTCTAAAAACGCTAATCCTCTTTTATTACCCATGCTGCTCCAATTGGCATAGATAATTCGCATTAACGTGTCAGAGGTGTTATTTCGGCGTAATACAACAAGTCCGTTTTGTTTAGAGAACCGTTCTACAACTGTTTTACTACCGATATGAGGACAACCGTAATCCAATAAATCTTGAATGGACTGCTCAAAGTTTTGTGCAAATACTTGTTTAAATGCTTTAGCAAGTGCGGTTTGCAAGCCCGTACTTACATAGTGTTCATCGATAGGCCGAGTAAAGCTTATAGAGTCCATGTAGCCCCCGAAATATCAGCTGTGCGTTCCAACTCAACAGTAATGCTGTCTTTTGTCACATACACCCACTCATTAGGCTTATTCAACTCATTTGAAAGCATAATGGTAAAGTCACTCATCCGGTCTTGGAAAGCCACAATATTGTCATTAATCAGCTTCCCCATTTCTTGCGTATTAAAGCCATTAACCAGCCAACGACTTGAGCTCAATGATTCACGCCCGTATCGTTCTACAAGTAATTCTTTGATCTGTGTCTTAACCATATCTGTGTTATGTACTGAAGCCAAAGAGCCTTTAATTTTTACTTCAATTGGCTTTTCTACAACTTCATGTACATTCACTTTACCTTCATACAAGTTATCGCAATAACCAATATACCGACAGATATCTTGTTCTAACGTTGCTTGTTCAGTTGGGTTCTTGGCAACCACCACAAGGTTTAAATGATTAATGTCGCGGTATGTAATGGCAAAGTGTTGCTCTTGCAACGTTTCATTCCAAACAGAAATAAACTGTGCCCGTTTCATGAATTTTTTACGGACAGCATAGTCAAAGTTACCGAGAAATACCGCATCTTCATCGTAAAGTGATGGATAGCTTGATAATAAACGTAATTCTGATACAGCTAACGGATCTACGCCCTCTCTAATCACTCCACCAGCTTTAAAACGCACTGATATGCGTTGTTCATCATTAGTAAGTACATCAAGTAAAGCCGCATCTTTTAAACGATTAACATCAACTTCCCCGTATGTCTCAAGAATTCCAATTATTACCGTTTCATTGGCTTGCAGAGTACGTCCAGCTCTTTCAGAATCACCAAACTCAATAAATAGTCTTCTTAGATTATCTGTAGTGACTGTTACAGCATATTCACCTGGTTCAACATTCATCCAGCGCGGCTTAATTACATAGTTATTATTACCCTGCTTAATAGAAATATTTGCAAGTGAAAGATCCTCTAAAAGATCTATTCGATATTTATGGAACCCTTCAGTAACTGGTACAACATATTTAATTTCACGGTATTCACTTTGTTCTGCTATTACTTCCGCCGTCTCACCAGCTTTAACAGTAATGGATTGAAGCAACCGCCACACTCTACCGCCGCTATGGTCCTCAATCATTCGCCCTTGACTTAAGCTCACAGCATTTGTTGACCGGTTAATGATTTCAATTAAGTGCTGACACGGCGTACCTATAGGCAAAATGCCTTTATTTGTAGCATCCGCAATAATTGAGCGGTCACGTGTTTTGGTAAATGGTTCAATTGAAGCAATATCGATTTCTGGACCAAATGCAGTCAAAAAACTAGCCATAGAACGCAGCTGGTGAACGACAAGTGGATCTTGAGCTTTATAGCGTTCCTGAATCTCATAATCATCTATCGCTGCTTGGAGCTGGGCTTCAAAATCAGCTTGCGTTAATGTCATATGTCTCACCTGTTACTGATTTACCCAATCGGTCTGCTACTTGGTTAAGATCTATATTCACATTCATGATGCTTAAATGAATATGAACCGTCTCAAATCCTTCGGTTTGTGAATACAGTGCTAATTGGTCAGAGTTAAGCTCAGATAATATTGGTAGATCCTTTTTCATCTTAATGAGAAAACTATCTGCCACCCTCGAGTCTAAAGGTGCCATTAGCAAATCATAAAGAGGTGCACCAAAGTCAGAACCATACTTCCCATTGACCGGATGATTAAGCCAGTACTCAACCATGTCTAAAATTGTTTTAGATGTGATCATTAAGAAGTTGCTCTATTACTGAAAATCATCAAAAGCTTTACTAGTATTGCGGTGCCAATCTGGTAAGTTGAAAAAATGGTGAAATAGATTATGAATATCCATAATGAAACGCTTAATGCATCAAAATATGAAGCAACGTTATAGATTCTCCAATCAACAAGAATAATAGTGATCAATACACATGCCATACTTATGAAATACATATATCTGATTTCTTTAAATAAGAGGCTTATAGGCACATGACGGAATTGTTTAATATACGCAGCTTTATTCTTGCTATTCCATCCAGTAACAACGGAAAGATAAACTAAAAATGCAAGAATTAAGACAATATCAATACCGATTTGAATTTGCATAAAAAACACCCTTAATAAGAACTGTATTAAGGGTATTGCTTTTGTATATATGTAAGCGTGAATGGTTCCATATTTGAAATTAAGAAATGCATGGATTATTATATATACAAAGCCCGCTCCACTTATGACACGAGAACGTATAGGGTCATAAGTGTAGGTTAGAAGATGTCGCAACCCATCTCTAACTACCGGGCTTTTTTAATGCACTTCAAAAGCTGTAAGCAGCCATGCATTACTACCTTCTCGCTTAATCAATGACGCTTCATGCGAATTAAATACAATATTTATTCTTGTAGATAATCCACGTTCTGTACGCCGTTGGGTACTACCTTGAGCGATTGTTTGCACAATAGTATCCACAAGCATATGCACAACTTCATCATATGTCATGCCATCACTTTCCATACGGCGCTTGATAATATGCTTAATGCCCTGTTTATCACTGCCATACTCAAAATCCACCCAGCCTAGATCATTCCGATACATAGCTCTATGCACTGTGGTTTTTTCCATAATGGCTTTGTTCATTGCAGCTTTACCACGTGTGATATTTGCTGTAACTGATTTGACTGGACTCGCACTATCAAATTCAGGCTTTCCCAGTTCGGATTGACCAGCCTCCGAACTTATACCAAGTTGTTGCTTAGCATGTTCAATTTGTTCCTTCAGTTGGTCACGCTGAGCGGTTTGTTTTGCTAAATCTTCATCTAGCTTTAGTTCTTGTTCTTGTACTTCTTTAATTTTCTGATCTATAGAAGTACGGCGCGGAGGCAAACTAACTTTTTCCCGTTTATTTTGTTCTTGAATCTTTGATTGTGCTTCACGGATAAGTTTAGCAACACAACTCACGGCGTTTTCAAATGTTGGCTTATAGTCATCACTAAAATCACCTGATAACACAATCACTTTGTCATTAAGTTCAGCTTTCACCACATCTGCTAAAGCACGAACATAAAGTGTGAGCGTAGCGCCACCTGAAAAGAAAAATGCAACTGGTAAGACACTAACACCAGCAACACGCTTAATTTTGCGAAACTCAGGTGTGACAATAGTTTGGCCTGTTGCCTTTTCTAATGCAGATTGGATCTTTTTAATATATGGAGTGGCAGCTGTTACAGCTGCTAGATTAAGACTGCCCATGAAAATAACCTCATTAATATGAGATTATTTTGCAATTTATCTAATCAGTGATAAGAAAGTGGTTCCATAAAAATTTTAAATCATGTTTAAAAATTATTTATATTGAAATCTTTATTAACTTCTAAGAATATCCTAATTAAATTTAATGTTTGGAATATATGAATGCTACAAATCTGTACAGGAAAACTTTATACCCGAGAAATTGAATATCGAAATAATTTAAAAGGGATAATTTATACAAATTTGAAATTATTTCGTGATGAAAAAATTCAGACAAAAGCAGGCACAATACTTTCTGTTGAAAATGCAGGTGGTCCAAATACTGTTATATATGAAATAGAAGAACTGGTTGAAGAAACCGAAAGTAAGCCTGGAACTTTAATTTCTCATGGGATTAGCTCTTTAATATTAGACTTTTCTTCAATTCTTTCCTTGGTATTAAATTGTACAGCTTCACCTAGCCATTCACTTACTGAAAGGTTGCTAAGCGATGAACAAGGTGTTTCTACTCATAGATCACCAAATAAGATGATTAAAACAGTTTTTGATAAAAATATTTATTGCCAAGAAGAAGATCAAAAATTTTTTATAAGGTTTACTAATCACTTAATTGGCCTAGAACGTAAAACATATTTAGGGGTAATGAGCTCAATTCGAACATATGTAACAGGTATGCATCGTATCGCAGATGATTTTGAATTAGCCTACACTCTACTCGTCGCATCAATTGAATCACTTGCACAAAATTTCGATGGTCACCAATCAACTTGGGAGGACTACGATCAACGAAAAAAAAAGATTATCGATGAAGCATTAAAAGGATGTGAATCAGAAATTGCTCAAAAAGTTAGAGAGGCTGTATTAAGTATAGAACATACCTCTTTAAAAAAAAGATTCGAAGCATTTGCTCTTGAACATGTTTCTCCTTCTTTTTTCAGGGAAGATGCTGATTTTGTATTAAATCCTATTGCTAGATTAGATTTACCTACAGCTCTTACAAATGCATATCAAGCTAGATCAAAATATGTGCACAACTTAATAAAATTACCAAAACAATTATCCCACGCTCAATATTCTGAAACATGTTTAATTGAAGAAAAAAAATGGCTAACACTCCAAGGGTTATCGAGACTTGCAAGACATGTAATTATCGAATTTGTTATGAAACAAAAAACTATTGAAAAAGAACCATATGATTATTATTTAGAACGATCTAATATTTTACAAGTACATTTAGCACCTCAATATTGGATTGCTGAAATTGACTTTACTGTTGGGGCGGGTATTCGAAAATTAGTAGCTTTTCTGTTTCAGTTAAAGGATTGTTTAAATTCTATTCCAAATGCATCAGTTACTGACTTAACTAACGTTTTAGACGAATTTGAATCTAAAATTGATACATTGAAGCAAGTAGATAAACATGCCTATTTAGCTCTTTATATAATTTATTATAACTATTTAAAAGACACGTACGAAAATGAAAAAGAGCGAAAGCAAAAAGTACATAAATTTATGAAGAAACATCAAAAGAAGATATCGAATCCTTGTATTGAAGGTCTTATAGTTAACACTTTGCTAAGACTCCAAATTCAATGGGATATTAAAGATCATGAAAAATATTTAATACAGTATTTTAAAGATAGAGATAAAAAATTAAAAATAAGATGTCCTGATATTTTTGAATCAGCAATGATTCTTCAATTAGCTGAACGTTATAGAAAAGATGGTAATGAGATAAAAACACTAGAACTCATTGAAATGGCTGTTGAAAACCTACCCTCTCATAAGGAGCTACGCCATTTCGAGAAAGAGTATAAAAGATTATCTCAGCCAATTGATGAAAAAGAAATTTTATTCCCATTAGTTGAAGAAAAAGGACCATAAAAATCGATAGAATTTAAGTTCTCATATTAATCACTAATGAGAACTTAAATTAAGTAACGGAGAGCCCTTTATAAACTTTTAAGAAATGGGATTATAAACAACTAGGTTCATTTCCTGATCTGCACTCTTGTATATCTTATAATTCTTTAATCCGAGTTTCTGTCTTTAGCACATGGTAACCAAATCAAATCTGATCCTGCAGCATTTAGATTTTCTGAACCCCAACACCAACCACCATTTTTTATATCAACATATAAAGCATCTCTTGCGTTACAGCTTTGAATTGTTTTGGGGTCATCCCCCGAACCACCACGGCAAGAATCATTGAGCTTTTCATATTGAGAAATTTTGTTTTGAATGATGTTAGGAATTTCAGAAGATTGTTTTTTAAGATAATCATTTATACCTTGTATTGATAATTCACCAGCTTGATAATAATGGACATAAATAATTGGTATTTCTTCGATTTGATTTGTTGTTGGGTTTGTATAAGTAAATACATCTGACGGCGCTAATGTGCCCTTAAATGCAATTATATCCCCCTCAATAACCCTAGCTTGAACCTTTGGATCAAAGACTAAAACAACTAAATTTCCATCAAAATTAGCTTTATTTCCGATTACACCATATAGACCAGCCTTTTGATTAATTAAAGGTCGTGTAGATACCAAAGCTAATGTGTGATTATCAACTTTCTGGATTGAATCAATACTCGCTGCGCCTACTAACTTTGTACCTACAGCATAATCATGAAATCTGATTGCTCTATAAGTTTTGTCATCATTTACTAAAATACTTTGATTCAAAAAATCAGATTCATTTAAAGATGAGAAATCATAAGTTGCTTCCGCTTTAACCGGTTCTTGCATTGCTGATTTAGAACCTTCCGCTGGTTGTTCATTATTTTTATTACAACCAGCTAATGCAAGCATAATCATTAATACCGTTAAATTTAAAGCCCTAAGAGTCATTAATAAACTAACCTTCTAAGTTTCCCATTCCTATCCCACCAGTTAAAGCATGGGCTAGGAATCTATCATTTACGTTCTGACCGATATTACCATTATTACCATTAACAACAACGACTTCCTGAGGGTTTGGAGTATTAAGTGGCTGTTTAAAGGCTGGTATTTTAGTTATAGGATTACTTTTTAGGCTAGTTACATTTGAACTTAGATCTCTTTTTGAAGTTGGTAGATGTGGGGTTTTTGAGCTCAGTACGCCTGAAAGTTTTCTACTTGTTTGGTTATAGATATTCTCCGGCTTTGGCTCAACCTTAGAAGCACTCTTTACTGTTTTAGCTTCTATATCTTTTAATGTTTTAGAGTTATCTTGCTTATCTGTGAGTAGAGATCTTTTATCTGCATCAACATGGATATTTTGCGCCATTGCAGAACGTTTCATAGCTTCAGCTTCAACTGCTGCTGGTCGTTCATAATATCGAGAAACAATAGCGCCAGCTTGATTAGCAGTTTTAGATTGTCTTAACTTTTTACCTGCAGATGATTCATTGTTATTTAATTCCCAGTTAACAAAAGCTAATTGTTCTTGATATGAGGATTGACGAATATCTTTACCAAACTTTTGTTTAAATTTAGCTTGTCTATCAGGATGCCATTGACCAATTCCAAAAGCTTTACCACTATCACCTATAGCCGTATGTTTAAAGCCACTTTCAGCTTCAAGATTCGCAACTATTCCAGCAGCTTGTTCAGGTGTCCAATTTCCCCCTTCCTTGCTTGTGAAAAACTTTAATGCCTCATCTCTAGCAGCTGATCTATTAACTGGTTGTGCAATAGTGGCGCCATATTGTGCTACACCAGCATTTGCACCAAAACCCGGCTTATAAACTCCTTGCCCAATGCCCCATGTGGGAACGCCTTCATGGAATGGATTAAATCGGTTAAATTTATCTTTAATGAAATCTAATGTATCACCTGCCGTTTCTTTTACGCCGTCTACAACTTTTGAGGCTGTACCTTTCGCCTGTTCAAAAGCATTAGACGCATAACTTACAAATCCTTTCCAAGCAGTATTAATTATACCTGGTACATCTGCAGCAATTAAAGAATCTGTCCACTCTTTGAAATACGGCGCAACTACGGTTCCAAGCTTATTTCCAATCCAAGAACCAGCCATGCCCCCAATTAAGGTACCAGCTGGACCAATTAAAGAACCGACAGTACCACCAATCACGCCCCCAGCAAGACTACCAACCGTACCGCCCTTTTCTTGTGTGCTTTGTTCATTCCAATCTAACAATGATGCACCAGCAGCCAGTGCACCAATTACGGGTAGTCCACGGCCAAACTTAAGAAGTTTACCTAAGCCCTTTCCTAATTTCCCTATACCTTTTTTTCCTTTCCCTAGAGCACCACCTAGAAGCCCACCACCAGCAGATAACACGGAAGTAAGTAATTTCCCTAGAGAACCTAATAAACCGCCTCTAGCAGCTAAATTATCGGCAATTCGCTGCAATAACTTTATTTGTTTACGGTTATGGCTCTCTTGCTCTCTTGGTAATGGTTCATTACGTTTTTTACTACGCATCAATCCTGTTAATGGCCGCAATGCTAAACCAGCAGCACGGCGTACAGGCGAAAGTAAGTGACCAACTTCATTGATTGCATCAACTGTAGGATCTACACCTTGCGGTGAGTTCGGCATTACACCCTTTACCGCCGTGGTAATTGTTTGTGCAACTTTGCTAATAGCGGATTGGTTTTTAACATCATCTTGATTAGAAACAAAACGTCCGTTCTCATCACGTTCTGGTGTAGATGAGCTTACGACCTTATTCAAATCTTCATGGCTATTAATCTCTATAGCTGGCTTTCGTGCCTTAGGTCGGTTGATTTGTTCTTTATTTGCTGTATTAAGATCATTAACTGATTGCTCTAAAACATCAGCAAAGTCTTTGACCAGCTTGTCTGCTACAACAAAAGACTGAGTGATTGGATTAGCTTTTTCTTTTAATAAATCTTCAAAATCTAAAGCTTGTCTATTATTGACAGCATTAAGCATCTTTTGAAATTCAGTAAGTTTTGGCTGAGGCTTAGCAAACTGTGCTTTTTGCTCTTCAAAGCTTTGAGTTAGAATTTCGATAATCTTTTCAATATTTGAATCAATCTTACTTACTTTTTTTTCAACTCGTTTCATACCAATGATAAAGCCAAGCTCATCATAAGATAAAACTGGATTATTGTGATTTGAATCTGCCATAACAAAAATGCCCCATTTTGATATAGGGCATTTTGGATAAATTAATTCAATAAAAAGTTGTTAGGTTCCTATCTTATTAATTCCTAGACAGGCCATCTAACTTCTAATTTAAGTGAGATTGATGAATGAGTAGCATTTGCTTGGTATCCATCTTCTTTCAATTGACGCACAGCTGCTTCCATTTCTAGAATAGAGACTGAATTAATTTGATATAGCAAAACTACATAACCGTTCTTAAGATTTGCCTTAACTGTTTGATAAACCTGATCGAGGATATAATCTTTATCAAATTGGGTTGAACTCTTTGCTAAGTTAGATGCTTCAGTTGCAGTGATTCGATTTAAAGGCATTTGCATGTTTCCTATAAACTAAAAGTTATTGATTATTTTTAATATAGACATGCACTACTCAAAACACGGGAACTTTTTTTAAAATAAACAATCAAGTGATTAATTATTATACAAAAAAGCCCACCACTTAGGCAGGCTTTATTGAGTTTTAAGTTCTACTAAATTTCATTTTGTAAATTTTTAACTAAGTAGTAGTTCACACAAAATGGAACAATAACTGACCCAATTACAATCGCAAAAAGAATAACTGCTAAAAAGATATCAACTACTGAACTATTGATTGCTAAAGATATAGGTGCGGCAACATGTTCTGCAAATGAATATGAAAGTTTCGAAACTTCTGGCATTAATAAATAAAAATAGAAAGCAACAATGATCGCTCCCGTCACCCAGCCCCACCATGGGAAACCGTCATCTTCTTGCATAATTACTCCTAATGAATAAAGTGAATTTATTCTACATTTCATTGAAATAGTATATTCAATAATCAATCATATTCCAGCCCATTTTTTACATACTCTTAGTTATCTTCTGGATCTACTTCACCAGCTTCAACTAAAGCAAGCTTACGCATAAATGCTTCTTCTTTTTTCTTCTTCATATTTGCTTTTGCAATTGCCATTCTTTCTTCAGCACCCGAAATAACAGAACTACGCCGTGCTTGAACTTCCGATTGGTCTTTCAAATCATCAACATCTAAACCCCAGAACATTGCTTCAGTTCGAGCAATGTTAGAAATGCTGATACTTTGTTTAACGTTCAAATCAACCACTTGACTAATCAAACCCATTTTAAACTTGACGAGCGCCAATTCATCTTCAGTAGGATTATTCAGATTAAGTACTTCATCTCTAATATGAATAACGCTATCGATAGTATCTGTAATTAACTCTCCAAGCTTATGAGCTCTAATACGGTTATTTTTGACAACCAAAGCTGACTTTAGATAGTTCTCGTTGACTGTAGAACGCCCACCGTTGTTATGACCACTATTTTTTGAGTTTTGACTATTAAATTCAGCAATATTTGACGTTTTTTTGACAGATTTTTGACTTTCACTTTTTTCTGATTTTTCAGTGCTTTGTGTATCTTCTTGACCATTGTTTTTTTTGGTCAATTTTTTAATCTCTTTATTAAGCTCTTGGGCTGTCTTTTTGACTAGAGATTTAGCTTTCTTTTTCCATTTCTCAGCAAGTGCTTTACGGCGTACAACGGATGGCGAAGGCATCTCACAACCGAGTTCTTCGCCAACCTGATCAACTAAACCTTGCCACGTAATCTTAGGAGAAGATTCATAGACTTCTTTTAGCCGGTTCCAAATTTCTTCCGAGTATTCAATCTTGCGAGCCATTAAAGTCTATCCCTTAATCAGTAAATAGACCTATTTGTTTTACTTCAGCTATAGCTTGTTGCTGTAAAGAAGCCTTGCTAAAACGTTTTTTATTTTGGATAAGATCAATTAGAGCTTTTTGCTGTAAATCGTTCTCTTCACGTTGGAAAACATCATCGATAGCCATTTCTAAGTTACGGATTTGTTTCGCACGATTTTGTTCACACTCACGAACGATACGCATAAGAGTGTGAAGTTCTGGTAAAACCTTTTCTTGAATAGATTGATCTTGCGATAAACATGCTTGAATGAGCCCTTTTGAGGCTTCAAGTAACTCAACCGTTAAGGCTTTAGGGAAAGAAGTAATATGCTGTGCTGCAGCCATACTTAATTGAAATGCCATGGCTTGAGTATATTCACTCATCATTTCACCAAGACTGTTAAACAGAATACCAGCTACAGAAGCCGTTTTATCTAGTTCAGGTTCAATTGTAAAACCAAGAACCCAGTCGGCTGAAACACCATATTTTTGACATAGCAAAGAAAGTAATTCTGCATCAGGCATTAACTTACCGTTTTCAATTTCACTCATTCGATTTTTATGTGGAGTACCGAATATCTCTAATGCTACGTCTTCTTGACGTAATTGAGCCATGTCACGCGCCATTGCAAGTTTTCTACCGATAAGTACTCGACGTTGCAAATCGCTCTTTTTCGCCATTTAAATGCTTCTCCCAGCTAACCAATCAAAATCTACAGATTGTGACAACCAATCAGTTTCATCAGTAAGCACGCAAGAAAGCCAGACACAACCGTTTTCACATGGTTCTGCCAGCTTAATTTTTTCACTTATGAAAATATTGTCGTCTTTGAATAACAAGCCATCACCTTTGACACTATCAATAATAAGTTTGGGATAGTTATCAATATCAAATCGTGGATATGTCTTAGCGCTGTAAGAACGAGTTTTAAGTGGTGGTTGAACAATTAACCGTATTTCACAAAGTTGATCGATAGCTTTTAACTTAAGTGCTCTAAACATAGGTCCATATTGCTTTTGAACCTTGTCTTTATATTTTTTAGCACCTACTGAAAGACTATTTCTTTGCTTTCCGTTCTGATCAATTGTAGCCCGCCAAATCTCGTTAGCGCTTAATCCATAAGGCAATTTGATTGTGATGTATTGCTTACCAGAAATGATAACACCGCCTGTGCTTCCCCTATATATACTATTTTCACCGTTTCCACCGTCATTTTCTTTTTCGACATGGCACGGGAAAAACACATGTTTTGATGAGCTAGTTTTTTGCCTTTTAACTTTGTCATTACCTGATGAAACACTGAAATCTTTAAAGAGTTCTTGTCTTTTATTATTAGAGAAAAACTCACTCCACTGACGGCGGTTACTTTTTTTAATCATAACGACCTCAAATCAAGCAAGTAAGATTTACATAGACTTGAAACTCTTCTTGCATGACAAAATCCTTAAAAACACTTAGTTCCAGAATTATTGACCGTTTGATTTATTTAAAAGGACCTTAGTTCCAATCCTTCTTTTTGACGAGATAAAAAAAGTCCGCACCTTGGGGAAAGTACGGACTATAAAACTTAAATAAACGTAAACCGATAAACAGTTCACATAATATAAAATATATATCGAATTTAATCAATATACATTTTAATGTTTTGTTCTCATCATTTTTTCAACTATTTGCGAGGCTTCATGAAAATCTATATCAAAACAAATCCAAAATCTTAATCTCTTATCTCCAAGAATATAGCTTTGAATGAAATACTCTGAGTTCTTCTCTGGATCTATTTCAGTAGCTTTAAATGAATAAACATCCTTCTCAACTACTCGTCCATCGAGATCACCACCTATACAAATTTTCATAAATAAGCCAAAAAGAGTTTAGAACTTGATTGTACACTTTATCCCTTTTCAATCAATTCTGGGAATTGCTTTATAATTTTTGCACCATCAAAAAGTGATTCCCTAATTTTTCGATGTGAAATTATTTCTAAATATGGAATGTAAACTTCATTACTACCAATATCTACAAACCCATTATTTGTTAAATTTGAAATATTCAATGGTCCGAAATATAACTCAACCAAATATCCTTCAAATGCCATTGTAGATATGAAGCCTTTTGCGAATGATTCTGTAAAGGGTGCAACAATAATTTGCTTTAAAGAGATTTCATCAAAAAACCTTGTGGAATCTTTAAATAACCTAATTCTAACTTTAATCAAATTTGGAACTATTTTTAATTTACCTTTAATTATTTCTTTTAGAACACTTTCAAGGGTAGGATCATTTATACAGTCAGCAAAAGCATGATGATCAGAATGTATTCCTCGCCAATAAATTGAAAGAATAAAGAGCGCTATTTTTTCTGCGTCTAAGTTCTTATATTTTATCCCTTCTGGACCATTTATTATTTCAACTTCTTTTCTTTTTTCTCTAAGGATTGCAATTGAATAATTTTCATAATTTTCATTAAAAAATTGCTCACATTGACTACATAATAGCCGCGTAAACCAAGTGTCATTTGTAGTACATACATATTTTTTCTTGAGCTGAAATTGAAAAGCAACATTTTTTTTAGAATCCTTCAAGATTGGCTTAAAAAATGTTTTACCAATTACATGTGAACGCTGTAATTCTTTTTCTTCGCCACAAAGCTTACAAATACCTATATTCATACAATTTCACTAATTTAAAAAAAGCCCACCAATAGGTGAGCTTAATCGTTTTGTCATTTAAAAACTATATCTTACATACTAACGTTGGGTATGCCAGATCCTCTCACCAGTAGTTTCAGATTGACCAAATCCACATAATAAACATGCAACATCATATCCGTGTATACATGCCTCATTAATTGGTTTTACATCTGTTGATGGACAACCAAAATAACCACCTTTATCGAGTCTACCAATTAGAAAATCATTATCTTCATCTACCCTATCAATTCTGCCCTCACCAAAAATATGTGTTCCATCAGTTTCCATGCTATTCGATGATTTGAAATTTACATAAACTCTATCACCGCGTTTATATATAGGTTTTACTGACTGCATCTATATCACCATAAGAAATTAAATTTATTCAAATTGAACTTTCCCACCGAACATCTTTAAGGCTTGGTCTAAACACAACTAATGCACAACCAAATGGCGCGTTATGTTTACAACCTCCAAATTTGAGACGTCCTTTGATGTAATGAATTTCTCTATGCAATATGTGTTCTTGCCACCAAACTACATCTGTACGCACTGGCAATAGCCCTACAACAGTATGACCATTATTTGCTGTTTCAACTGCCTTCTCAATCCACAAGGAAATTTCACGTCCATATGGTGGATTCATCCAACAAGTGCCAACCCATTCTTGCTTTAAACCATCCAATTCAGGCGTGAAATAACGATCACATTTCGCATTCTCAGGTAATGCACAAACATCTAAATCAAAGTTAAATATATGGTCTATCGCATCAAATAGGTTTTGTGGTGTAGCCCAAACATCTGTTTTTCCTTCTGCATTGCCATATAAACCTAATTTTGCCATTGAGTTCATGCTATTTCTCCAAACAGGTCTGGTTGCATGTCTCTGTTTTTACGAGCCTCGCAAATTCGTTCTTCAGCTATTTGAAAAGTTTTTATATCTTTTTCAATACCAATAAAATTACGACCAGTATTAATACAAGCTACTCCAGTAGTCCCACTTCCCATTGTGTTATCAAGCACAAGTTCACCAGGATATGTATATGAACGAATTAAGAATTCACAAAGGTCTACAGGTTTTTGAGTGTCATGTACTACTGGATAATCACGACTAAAAATTTGCACAGATCTTGGATATCTTTCAGTAGAGTCATAGTCTTTAATATTCATCTGCTTACCATATAACGCTGATCCTATATCTTTCCTTTTTGCTGTTTTACGTTTATGCCCAAACGTTTTTTGAGGATTAAACGTTGGAAGAGATTTATAAAAAACAAGAATATTCTCATGAGCACGTAAGGGTTGTTTGTCAGCATTTAAAAAGCCAGTAGCTGCAGGTTTTTCCCAAATCCATTCATAACGGAATAACTTAAGATTGGATGTAGCTAGTATTGAAGTGAATGGTTGTGCAGAAAATAAAACGATTGCGCCATTTTTCTTTATTACTCTCTCGTATTGCTCCCAAAGCTGTTTGAATGGAATTACAACATCCCATTTACAGCATGTAGTTCCATAAGGTAAATCGCATAAAATCATGTCTACGGTTCCAGTTTCCACTTCCCGCATTCGTTCTAGACAATCACCCAGCATTAATTGAATTTTATTTTTCATGCCTTTGTCTCGCCTAAACGTTCTACTTTATCAATGCGATGTCCTGCCTCAATTTCCTCTTTGGTAGCATGATTTACTTGGAAGTTAAGTACATTACATACACCGTCTTTCATACCATGACAGTTAAACCCCTTAGCCTTTAGAAAGTCTCCATGACCAATACCAATGACTGTAAGGATGTCATCACATAAAAGAGTTGTAATTTTATCCCCTACTTTAAAATCACCTAGCTTTGGTTTGTTAAGCAATGCCCAAATATTGCGTTGTTGGCGCTGGCGTTGTTTTAATCTTCTCATCATGCCGCGCCCTCATAACCAAATGATCTGCCGTTACCAATGAGTTGGTCAGCAATCCAAAGCTTGCGTAATTGCTCCTCGGCTATCCCCTTATTTATCCATTCGGCGACAATCAAGAACTCTTGATAGGTATCAACGCTCTTAAAACTGGCTGATGTAGTTACATAGACTTCAAGACGATCTATTCCAAAGCCATCTGGAATTTTTTTATTATGTTCTAAGGCTCTTAAAATCTCATCATTTAAGCCTTTCCAACCTTTGACACGGATGCCACCACCTAAATCTACATAACAATCTTTTTTACCAGACCAAAACTCAAAGTAAGTCATCTTTGGAGCTGTAAGGGGTTGATTTACAATTATTGAACCTTCATACATATCGGTTCTATCAGACATCGTAATAGTGAGCTCAACATCCCATTGTTCACATTCATTAACATGCTCGAGCACTTGAACAATTGCTAAATCTTGATAACCATAAGCTGCAATACTGAAGTGATATGGAATTGATAAACGATTAGGGAAGCGCTCTAGTAAAGCTGCCTCTTCGATATTTTTATTTTCAATAAACTCTCGAATATCTTTCGAAACAAAACGCATGCTGAACTCATATTCTTGAGCAGCTTCTCTACGCATTTCAGCCTTTTTCTGATTAGCTTGAACTTGCGCTGGTGTTAGCTTGTTTGGATTGTATTTTTTTGAGCGTTTTTTGCTGGTTGCTTTAGATTTCATTTTCACACTCCCCCTTCCGCTTTTAACTTTTCAGCAACTAAACGATCAGCTACACGCTTAACTCGATTCCAAACAAAGTTGTGATCAATTTCAGAACGACCTTGATAGATACGTTCAAGTTGAAATGCCGTAACTGAATAATCCACTTCTAAAGCCAGTAAATCCCAATCTTCATTAAAAGCTGTAGCGTAGGGGGTCAATTGGCTTTTCTGCGCCAAAATACGCAATTGGCGAGCATCTGGACCACGTTTTACAACTGGTTTTGGCTTAGATTTGATTAAACCAGTGGAAAGCGCCCATTCAACACAAGTTTCGCAACGACAACATAAACGCTTATACATAGGTCCGGTGCCGTGAGGCATATTGAGATCACGTCCTAAAGACTCAACGTGTCGGATTTTATTACCAGGATGTTTCAGCCACTTCTTAACTGCTTTTTCTAATGCTTTTCGCTCCTCAGATTTAGCTGCTACGTTTGAGTAAGCAACTAATGCGTATTCAGATTTTTTCATATCAACAAATGCGTTCACTGTGCTTTACCTCCACCTATACGAGCATCATCCCAATCACATTCCACAATATCTAAGCCATCATGTTGAAATCTTGACCAAAGCCGGTCCCCAAGATCTTCGCGGACCTCAGAAAGACTTAGGTTTGAAATCACAACTGTTGGCTTCAACTCGTCGTAACGAGTGAGTAGAACCTTATGAACACTCTCAAGAAGTTGAGGACGTTTTTCAGCACGGTCATGTAAACCGTATTCATCAATAATTAATAAATCTTTTTTTACATAGCGTTTTAGCGCTTCATCTTCACTATCACCGCTACGGCGATAGGCACCCGCGATATCTTCAGCTAAGTCTGCAGATGTTATGTAGATAGCCTCCGAATTTTTGATGATGATATTTTTCAGAATTGATGAACCTAGATGTGTTTTACCCGTACCAGTACGGCCGACAAGAAGTAAATTTCGAAAAACACCTGAATTGAAATCCATAGTAAATTTTTCACAAGTTTTACGAGCTTTGTCTTGTCCTTTGTGAGTTACTGCATAGTTGCTAAAGCCGCTATTTACATGTCTTTTAGGGATACCAGCTCGAGCCATTTTCAAATTTAAAATACGAATATTCTTATCGCTTTCATATTTTTCATTTGACTGCTTCATAATTTTTTCAACACAAGACTGACAAACTATTCGACCATGTACATTGATCATGTGTTCTTTGTGGATCTTACAGATCTGGTTTGTATGGGAAATTTTATATTCCAATTTTTGAGGCACTGCGTTCATATCAATTCACCCTCCACAGCAGTGTGAGCAACTGGTTCATATTTTTTTGGCGCTCCCCATTGATCATTTACGTTGCGTGGTAACGATTGATGGTTTGACTGTTGACCAGTAGTCATTTCGGGTTTTTCGTTTAGGTACCAAGATGCTTTGAAGGCACCCCAAGGATTTTGTCTTTTCAAACAATATTCGACGGCTTGCTGAAGTGTGATTCCTGCTTTTTGGGCTTCATTCAAAAGTGCATCAAAAGCGTTTTCGGTGTTTTGAGCTTTCTTGGCTTTACGAACTTGTAAGAACTCAGCAGCGTCTTTCTCAGGTACACCATTTTTTTTCAAAGCACTCTTGAAACTAAATTTTGCTTGAGTCGATGAATCAACTTCGCCAACGGCGGAGTTGTTATTCCCTTCTGGATTCAGTGAATCAGGATTCAGATTAAAGGAATCAGGAATCAGGGCGTTTTGGTCTGAGATAGAAACAGTTTTAGAACCGTTATCTAACTGTTCTTGTGTGTTCCCACTACTGTTTGTTTGATTCGATTCGTTATCTTGATAACTGTTTTCAACAGCAGAACCAGTATTTTGAGGGGAGAATGGACCTGTTTTATCGTAAAAATGCTTTAAATCAGCTTTATTTAGCTGAATTGCCTTTCCAACAATTGTTTTGTTTTTTGGATTACGTTGATAGACAGTATAGATGCCATTTCTGTCAGGTAGCTCACTATCTTTCTCAAGACCATGTGGGTTTTGATGTTTAACAAAGTTAACGATATGGATAACATCAATACCATCAGCGTTATATAACTCGATAAAACCAAACTTAGAAATGTTCTCTAACTGTTCTGCAACGTTTATATCGTCTGCAGGAAATAAAGACATTTTGATTTTCTTAGGTCGATTTTCGAGTCGGCCTTCGCGATCTGCTAAAGTCCAAAGCCCTATAAATAGCAATCGTGCTTCATAAGGTAATTCAATAATGTCTTCATTCATAAAGAATGAGGGCTTAATATTTCTAGATCTTGCCATTTCTTAAGCTGCCTCATATAAGTGTTCATGTGCAAAATTTGCACGTACTAAAGCTTCAGAGAATTGAGGAGGTACGGAGTTACCTACCATTCTTCCCTGTTCTGTCTTAGTTAATTTGATAGTGTTTCCATGTTCATCGATCCCATGATCAATGATGTAAGTAGGTTCAAAACCTTGTGCAGTGAATAGTTCTCTTGGCTGAAGCATACGGAAGCCAATATCAACAATTTGGTGCAGCTCACCTTTAACCATTACAAGGCCAAAACGATCACGTGTTGGTATCGTACGAAGTGGCTCATGAATGCTATTTCCGTCTTTCTCACTACCGTAGAAGGCAGTTAAAAATGCTTGTACTAATGCAAAATGTCCCGCACTTGTAGTAATGGTGTGTAATGGTTCATCTACTGGTTGACCAATGTTGTTATTACGCAGTTTCACCAGGTTGCTGACGACTAAACTGTTATGATCTTTTGCAGTAATCGTATGAAGTGGTTCGCGAATATCACTACCAACTACACCCGTATAATGCTTAGCAATGAATGCAGTAACTAACGCATGATGCCCACCTTTCACCCCTGCGCAAATTGTGCGTAAAGGTTCATCAATAGGCATACATCTTGGGCTAGAAGCATTTGCACACTCAGTAAGTACTGGGGCAACGCTTTTAACCTTATCCATAGGAACAATGAATGGTTCAGGATTGTTAATTACATAACGGACTAAACCATTTGCTATACGGCGACAAGTTGCCTCAACTAAAGGTTTCTTGCGAGTAAAAATACTTGGGCAATCAATCGACCAATCAATGCAATCTGCTGTGATACGCCAAGGTTTTAATTTCCCAGTTTTAACTGCTTTACTATCCGGTGCAGCATGCGTAGGCTTGGGCCAAACTATAGGAAAGTTGTCACGGCGAGCAACTAGAAAAAACCGTCTTCTTAGAGTTGGAGAGCCGTAATCCCGAGCACTCATTACTCGCCATTCAACTTTATAACCTTGATGACGTAATGCATTAACAAAGCACCTGAATGTTTCACCTTTGTGCTTTTTACTCGGGAATCCATCTTTTCCTAGTCTGCCCCAAGTTTTGAACTCTTCAACGTTCTCGAGCATGATGATTCGAGGTCGTGTAAGGTCAGCCCATCTGAGAGCAATCCAAGCTAAACCACGTATTTTCTTTTCAACCGGTTTTCCACCTTTTGCTTTAGAAAAGTGTTTGCAATCTGGACTAAGCCAAACCAATCCTACAGGCTGATTGTTTGTAACTTTTACAGGGTCAACATCCCAAACATCCTCACAGAAATGGCGAGTATTTGGATGATTAGCACGATGCATTGCAATCGCTTTAGGATCGTGGTTAATAGCAATATCAACTGGACGGCCAAAGGCTTTTTCTAAGCCAGTAGATGTTCCACCACCACCTGCAAAATTATCAACAATCAATTCATGAGGTAATAAGTTAAGGTTGAGGCACATATTCATAATGCACCACCATTAACTTTTTTAAGCGTTAGTAAAACAGTGAATAATTGACCTGCAGAATATTTAAATTCCTTAACTTCAGTGCACTCAACTAAAAAGCGATGTTCACCGAAATTAACTCTACTTCCTGGTCTATCAAGTGTATAACGGCTCCAACCTTCAGGAATCGGATCACAGGAAAAATGCCCGCAGAATTTTTCAGGTCCACGTTTAATGCTACAAAGGGGTTCAGCTACCCAAAAAACTTGATTGAGAAATTTTTTTCTCGCAAGAAATTGATTGTTTTCCCCTTCCTTAATTCGCATATTTACCGCTATTTGGCATAATTCCCTATCGCGGATATTTTTAGCTTGATTGCGGTCAACGATGAGTTTATTTTTCATATCGTTCACTCACCCAATGCAATTAATTTCTTAAATTCAGAAATCACATCTACCAGCATTTTTTCGAGGTATACGTAATCAGGATTTAATTTGGATGGCCCACTTTCCCAAAGCCAGTCTTCACCAAACAGTTCACACATGATTGATCGGTCTTTAAAAGTAAGCTGGTCAAAGAAATTTGAAAAACATTCGAATTCAATTTCTTTAAGGTGTTCATAAAAATTTCTAAGGTCTTTTTTGGAAATTGCGCCACTTGATCGACCATCTTTTAATTCAGATAGCTTATTGATAGCTATGTATTCAATTACTTCATTACCATCCTCAACATCTACCCACTTTTCCACTTTAGGAAAAAGTTTATTAAGTAAATAAGGAGCATGGCATTGGGCAATGAACTCTTTAAAAGTTGGTTGACCAACATGAGAAAAGAAAGCAGAACCGGTAAAACTACTTAAAACGACTGTTAGACGTCCACCACCCGCGCTATATAAATTATTTGGATCAACATAAGCTAAAGCCCAGTCTGACTTATATTCACCTATTTTTTTAAAGACGAACTTTTCCATTAAAAGTTCCCCATTGAAAAAATTATCTCTTGCTTAACCTTGAACTCAATCACCCAAACCCAAGGATTTTCTTTCCAAGATTGTTTACCTTTTACAGATTCCCAATGTCTTTGAAAGCTAAGCACAGATTTATGAGAACAATTGCTTTGCTTAGTTGAATCATTTTTAGGTTTATCAAAACCTTCAGCCTTAGCATCTTCATCACTAATTTCACGTAAACGCTCAACTCGGATATCAACTATTTCAAGCAAAATACGTGATGCTTTACGAGGCATACGAGAAGATGGCTTCCATCTAACTGGATAACCCTTTCCATTACAGTCGTAATAAGCAATTTCTTTTGGATTATCTGCTTTATAGACAAATGACTTATGAGGAGTTCCACCTAAACTTCTAATTTTGGAACCATATGTCTCTTGAACAAAAAGCTGGTCACCAATTGCACCAAAAGGACAATATTTCTGAAAGTAAGAAGATATTCTTGATTTAGTATCTTCAATACCAAACAATTCTCCAAGATTTTCAGCTATCTCAATATTTTTTAGAACCTTATTCTTAATAATTCGACGTGATTGCGTCTTAGATCCATTTAAAATGGCCCTAACCATTTCTGTATTAAATAATATTGGTCGTACAGTCATGCTGCACCTTCCTGAGCTGGTTTATACAAGCTCACTTGTTCAGCATAATTCCAAGCACGTTCACAGATATTGTTAAAAGACGAGCGGCGTTCTTCTAACCATTGTTTACGCCATTTGTTTTTCTCAGTTGGATCTTGAATTAAATTGTAAGCTTTGAAAAAAGCGGTCCGGTCAATGTAGGAACCTAATAAAACGCTATTAAAGCTATTTACTAAATCTTGTTTATTTTCATCTCGAACTTGTTTAAGGGTTTCTTCAAAATTTGTACCAAATTTAGAAACAAACCATTCATCGTGCCCACCAAAAAGAAAGAATGGAACATCTGAATCATGTTGTATTCCCTTTGCAGAATATTGCCCATTTCCAAGTACACAAGTAACTAAAGCAGCAATTTTTAAATTTGGTGCTTCAAATGTACATTTATCACTAAGGTTTATTAATTCAAAAATCATTGTTCAGTCCCTACCTCAAATCGTAAATCTAAGAAAGCTTGGTTCACTGGACCTACGTAGCGTGACCAGCCAAAGTTTTCTTGCCAAAACCACCAATTGTTCTGTTCGTCACGCTTCCACGGCGTTCCCTCAGAATCAGTGTGATTGGTTCCTAACGGCCAAACCTTTTTTTCTGAAGTCATGAAATCTCCTTTTGTGCATTGAATGCACGATCTAGAAATTTCTCTTCATCGGTTTGAGTGTTTACGATTTGATGCGGGGCATCTTGATTAATAAGACAAGTTGAGCACTGTTCTTCTTTAAAATCAGTGCATTTGCCTGAGCAAGGATGATTTGCTAAATTACTCACGTTCATTCTTCCAAGGGTTTGAACAGCCATAGACCATTTCCTGTTGGCGCAGGGAGTGGTTTTTTATTTCCAGCTAAGTAGATCAAGCTGGACTGATTTATCACTAGCATTTGTATGCCGCGATTTTTCGGCCCGTAAAGGCACTAATTCGAAGGTATCTCTGGTATACCCGTTATCTTTTGACCCACAAAAAACATTTCTGAGAAACTGGTATTCAGATTCAGCTTCTGAGACTTTTCTAGTGCAAATGTTTTTAATTACTTCGAGAGAGCTTTTACCTGCCATCTCACCTTCTACTTCTGAAATCTTTTTCTTACACATAGAACGGATGAGATTAGATAAGGAGTTCTTGCCTTCAAGTTTGGCAATCCATTCCATCTTTGCTTTTTCTTCTAAAGTTAATTTCGATGATGCATTTGCAAGAAGTTTTTCAGCCATGGTTATGCCTCATAAATTCCTAATAGTGGTTTTTATGCAGATCGATTTAATTGTTTTGTCTTGGATTCCTCATATTCTTTATTCTGTTCAGATGCAACTAGCGCGTCTAAAGCAACACCTTTGTTATAAGCAACTTCTTTTTGTTCGCCACTTGCAATTTTTGATACAGAACTTTGAGAAATTCCTGTTCGCTCTGAAATTTGCTGTTGTGTCAAACCTCGGTTGTTTGAAAGGTAAATAACCTTATCTTGAATATTCATGCACATATCAATGACTCCATAATGATGAATATTTTTATTCATTAATGAATAGCTGTCAATACAAAGATGAATTGTTTTCCACAAATTATTCATTTTTGAATAAAATTAAATATCAGACCTGGACCAGAGAATGAGTCTTAAAATGAAAGAGAAATATCTTTTAGAAAAGAATGTGAAATACATTTTGTTTTCACAACGATTAACAGTAACGGGTCTTAGTAAATTATCCGGGGTGCCTCAACCTACACTCTTCCGTTGGGAAAGCGGACAATTTCAAGCGCCTACTATTAAGACAGTAGAGAAGTTAGCGAAATGGTGTGGTTTAACTACAGAAGAATTGCTCTACCAAGATATTGAAAAAATTTTAAAAAATAAAAGTTCTGATTCCAATCTTAAACTTGATAACAATGTTGATCTTAATAATAAAATCAACATAGAAGGAGATTTAGTACCTGTGATTTCTTGGGTAGCAGCGGGTTCATTTACAGATGTTCAAACTGTTTTAAAGGATACGGAAGTAATCGAATGGCTTCCACCAATGAAAAAGGCTGGGAAGAATGGTTATGGCCTTATAGTCACTGGATACTCAATGTATCCTAAGTTTGAACCTGGTGATCGAATATATGTAAATCCTGATTATCCTGTATTTGATCTAAAAACCAATGATCTTGTAATCGTTGCATGTGCAGGTGAATCAGAAGCTACATTTAAAAAGTTAATTATTGAAAATAATGAAAAATATTTAGAACCGATTAATACGAAATGGCCTGAGCAGATTATTAAATTAACTGAAGGGTGTAAGTTGGTAGGTAAAGTCGTTGGTATGCATAGGGAATTTTAGGGGGAAACACTATGGAAAGACTTGATAAAGATATTTTTAAATTTCAAGGAATTAATACTTTTTTAACTGTGTTTGCTGAGGAAGTTATTAAGAGCCAACCCAATTTAGCGGCTAATATTTTACTAAATATAAAAAATTTAGCTGATGAGAACCATCCCTTAGTGGAGCAAGCTTTTATTCTTGATAATTTTGAAAATCCTGAAATAGCTAAAGATACAGTTTTTCAAGCACTTAGTGGGTTTAATAGTGAATTAGCACGCCTACTATTAATGACAAAATATTCATTAATGGATAGTTAAATAATTCAGGACGTAAACTAAAGTAGTTAAATTGTAAGTAATGCCTAAAAACTCAGCAAAATGCTGGGTTTTTTTATAATTAGAATATTTTAAATGGATAACTTTAGATCAAATAATAATCAATTAATTCATTGATGAATAATTACTAGTTGAATAATTCTATTCATTGATGAATAATTAATTCACCAACACATCTCATGGTGAATAAATAATGAGTACATTACGCTCTACAGATTGCGAAGAATTTATTAATGACATCGATGGCGGTGCCTTTGCAAAACAACTTGGCTATGCAGTTAGCAAGGTTGCAAGTGCTGCTGTTGATACACAAAAAGTCGGCGAGATCACAATTAAATTAAAGTTCTCTAAAGGCGTTGGTCACAACAACGTAACTGTAGAGCACAAACTAATTTCAAATGCCCCACTCCCAAAAGGTAAAAGTGTCGAAGAACACGGTGACAAAACACCTATGTATGTAAACACACGTGGTGATGTATCGCTTTTTGCTAAACACACTGACCAGCTTTTTGAAGAAAAAGCTTAATTTTTAAAAACTTTTTATCTCAACTAAAGGAAAGACCTTCATGTCTGAAAAAATCGAAATCGAAAAATTTTTAGGTTTAGCTAAACCTGTAATCCCCCTTGAGCGTGGTCAGCTTGTAGCTTTGCATCATGACTATAGTGTTATAGCTGCTGAAAAATTTATGGAAGCTCGCTTCCGTCCTCATGGGGAATTTACTACACCAACATTTAATGACTTTAAGGATTTTGTAATTGCAGAAGGCGGTAAAGATACACCAATTTTTGTTAATCAAAATGACGTAAAAGCTATTGCAGTTCTTAACTTCCATGGAGAAGGACAAACCCAAGGCCATTGTGACTACATAGCTTCTTTATGTTTAGAATCAACTGTTGTATGGAAAAAGTTGAATCAACTTAAAGACCATAAATTAGATCAACGCAACTTTGCTGTTTTCATTGAAGATTGGGCTCAAGTACTTAATGCATTTGATGAAAATAATAATGTCATTGATATTAAAGATGCCCTTGTTGCAGTACGAAATATGCAAATTGAAGCATCGACTACTAGTAACGCTGAAGTAGAAAACACACGTCAGGTTCAATCTGAAATGGCCCAAATTGCAGCGTCTGCTAAAAAAGGCGTATTACCGGCTTATTTCACCATCCAAGATTCAGCTTACTTAGGTCTTGCAGAACGAGAAATCAAATTACGTTTAATTGTGAATAGCTCTGGCAGCACACCTCAGTTTGCCATTCAAATTGTCAAAGAAGAGTTATTACGTAATGAAATTATTGAAGATTTCAAAGAAGAAGTAATAGCTTTACTTCCTGAAAACCCTGTACGAATTGGGTCATTTAAATCTTAAGAAATAAAAAAAGCCCTGAAAACTTTGGACGGCTATCGGGGCTTTTTTCAACCAATACTACGTAAACGTCAAAAGGTGAACTCTCATGGATCACTACAAAGACAAAGTTATAGACGAACAAGGCTTGATTAGCGTTTCGGAGGCGTTACGAGCTATGGCTTGTGGTCGTGTTATTCAATGTTCAAGTAAAGACTTTCCAAATTGGAAGGACATGGAAATCACAAATATTAATGCGAAAAATTTAATTGATGAAGAGCGCATTAATAAAAACGGCTTTAAGTACAGATATAAACCTTCGCAAATGTCTGTAAATGCTGAGCTAACAAAAATGAAAAAGCCTCAATGACTTTGGACGGCTATCGAGGCTTTTTCTACCAATACTGTACTTATAAAGGCAAATTATTATGAATCAGAAATATATAAACAGTCAATCTGCCCCATCTACACCTATTTGTTTCGTGCCTGAACTCAGCGGGAATAAAACAAATAAACCAGCTACTTCTAAACTTTATCAGCATCCATCAGCAGAGGATCTAAAGTTTAAAAAAGATAGTAAATGGCCGTATGTTTTACTCTTCCTCGTAGTTAGTGCGATAGCTGTTGCATTTATTTATGCATGTGATGCAGAGGCTCAAGTACGTGAGCAAAAAACAAAACAATGGCAGCAGCAATTTAACTCAGATGAACCAGTTGAAGTTCAAGTACGTGTTGTTAAATCAGGTGGTGCCGAATGAACACTAACTTCCTTCGAGGCTCTAGACGTTATAACAATAGCCCAAATGGTCCGGCAAACAATAAATCTTTCCGCGAGTTTAAGGGGAAAGATGAAGAGCGTGGTTTATATAAAGTACGCTTAGGCCATACGGTTTATGCAGCAAATCACACTTTAACTCGCGTTTATACAATTGATGAAGCTGGTGAATTAACTCCTGTTTCTCAATATACGTTAGATACAAAAGAGTGGATTCTACGTAATTTACAAACCGAAATTAAATATCGTAGAGGTCGTGAGTTAGATCAAATCCTTAGTAGAACGCACATACCCTCACCGGATCGTAAAGATTATAAAAAACGTCGTGGTTTGCTTGGTACACGCTAGTTGGGGACAGTTATGTTAGTTATTAAATCTTTTCGTGTGGTTTATGGGACTTGCCCTAGATGTACTAATGACAAATGCACTTTAGGTGTTAGTCATTCTGGCTCTGGTGCTCAATGGGAATGTCACAACTGCGGCTATTGCTGGCCTAACAGTTAAATGGTGCGTGATCAATGAAAGCAATTATTTTAGATACTGAAACCAACAAATTAAATGGTTATCCAATTGAAATCGCTTATGCCCCTTTTAGCTTAGAGAATGGTCAATTATTAGTTCATAAAGATGAGGTTTTTAACCGGTTCTATTCTTGTCCTGAACCGATTGATTTAGAAGCAATGGCTGTACACAACATCATTGAAGCGGATATTGAAGGTCAACCAAGTTGTGAAGCATTCCGGTTACCTGAAGGTGTTGAATTCATTGTCGGCCACAATATTGATTACGACATTAAAGCTCTAAATAAATGTGGACCAGCAATTAAGGCAAAGACTATATGTACTTTAGCTTTAGCAAGGGACGTATGGCCTGATTTAACAAGTCATAAATTGGCTGTTCTGTACTATTTCGTAATGAGTAACCGAGAAGAAGCACGCAAGCATTTAAGACATGCACATTCTGCACGGGCGGATGTTTATTTTACTGGGATTATCCTAATAGCTCTAATTGAACGACTGGGAATTAAAGATTTGAACTCCTTATTTCTCATGTCTGAAGCTGTACGTTTACCCAAAATAATGACATGGGGTAAACACAAAGGTACGCCTCTTAAAGAATTACCGCGCCCGTACATCTCATGGCTACTGAATAAAGAAGACCTTGACCCACACTTGCGTAAAGCGCTTCAAAATATTTAAAGGTTAGCAACTATGAAACCTACTCTATTTACGCCTGAAACATGGGCGGAGTTTACCCAACAACTCAAAAATTCTTGGGAAAAAGATAACGCTGGTACTGATTCACCTATTTTTGTTGTTCAAGAAAAAAAGATTGTTTGGGGTTTAGATCCAGCTAGTGACTCAGTTGAAGTTATTAACATTGTTGATGCCGATCAAGAATCAACATTTAAAACAATTGATGATTTTTTTGAATCACTTAAAGCTACTGACAAACATGCATTAAATGGCTTTGCAATTGAAGAGGAAGACGAACTATTTCTCGATGTAAAAGCAACTACTCAAATAAGCATTTTAAGTGACTGGTATGACCGCAATATTCATATCTGCCATGGTAAATATTTTTGGGAAGATGTTAATTGCCATCTAACTCGTTCAGCTGCAGATGCATTTATTAAACGCAAATCGCATGATTTCGGTGAATTGCGGGTATTTGTTAAGTCACTTTATTGGTGTGAGGAGTTTAAGAATTTACTTAACGCAATTATTAGTGGTGAAGTAGGTTTAACAAGTATAGATGACGACAACATCCTAAACGTTTTGGGACCAATTGAACCTAAAGCAGATAAAGAAACTAACTCAACTCAAGCAAAAAAATCTGCGAAGAAGGCCAATAACAAAGAGGAAAATTGGACTCGTTACCATAATGACAAACCTGTTGAGTCTCCGTTAGCTGGCCTTATTGAAAAACTAAAGAAAACTAAAACTGCAGATGCAGCTAATAGTCTCATTGAGGAAACGAAAGACTGGGCTTCTGAAGATCAAAAATCTTTTTTAACTGAGTTAAATAAACACTTAGTCATTATTGCTGGTCAATCAAAAGAAAATATTTCTATTTCTGAACGAGTCAAACGAGCTACAGACCTGACTACGTTGGATGCGATTGAAATTGATATTTCAGAAGCAGATGAACGTATTCAAGAAGCCTTAATGGAACTAGTAGTAAAAAGAAGAAAAGAACTTGAGATCGAAGGTAACTTTTTATTGGAGTCACCTCAATGATACAGATCTATAGCAGCAAAACCAGAACCTTTACGGTGATTGGTAAAAACAGAACTCAAGTGTTTTCAAATGTCTCACTTCATGAAACTGAAGCTTTGCTCTTCAAAGCGAAACTTAAAGATTCTATTTGGAGATTCTAACATGATGAAGTACATCCCTGACTCTATGTCATATCCCTTCACTGTTTGGATGTCAGAAAGTGGTTTTTATCCTTCATATAAAAAAGGATACATCGTTATGAAGCGTGGCAAAGAAGTGGCAAAGATTTCCCTAATAGAAACAAAAAATGGTTTTGAAATGAATGAAGTCTGTCAAAAAAGATTTATTTCATTTTGCCGGGTTTGGATGAATAAGGATAAACGTTTTATTAACCAGCTTCGCATGCGTGGCATTTCTAATTCAATGAAATTCAATTATCAAAAGGTGGCAGCATGACATTGAATGAAAGAGAGGCTTTCAAAACCTACCTTAAAACGAAAGGTATCGTGAAAATTGATTGGAATTGTTTAGGTGTTATCACAAATGTTGTTCGAGAAGCTGGCTGCACTCTTGGATATAACGATATTGAATTAATGCAGGAAGTTTGGGAAGCCAAAGCTCAGGCGGTGCCAGTGAAACAGAGTCTCACTTTAACTTGTGCCGAATTAAAAGAAGCTTTTGATTTTGGTGCACCAGACGGTGAAAAAGATCAATTCCAGATGGAAACTGAAATGACTATTAGATGGCTAAAAGATGGTTATGACGGTGAAGGATACTACTGTTGGTATGCTGATTTACCCGAGGAAGGCTGTATTAAGTTAGGTAAAAGCGAATCGGGAGTTGAAGAATGATAGATTTAGCTGCACAAAGAAGTGCTTTGATTGCTGAAGTTGCTGTCTTTAAAGAAGAATGTATGAACCTTTGGTTTGTTCCAGATCTTGCGGCATCTTACTCAAATAGGGACTTCTTTTCTTATTCCATAATAGAAGATAACCAAGTCTTTTTTATGATCGAACAAACTCGACAATTGTGGGAATTCTGGAATAAAGCCAAGGATCATAATTTGCCTAAAGGTTCAGTTCTAATTGTTGAAGACGAAATTAAAACTATGTGGCAAGACAATGAAGAGCCTGAAAATTGTGTAAATAAAGAAAAAGACTTTAATTGTTTGGGTGATTGTTTAGACATAGAAGATATCATTTCAATCACAAAGCAACGCTATGCATATATCTCAGCCGAAAAGGTCTACGGTACATGGGTAGCTAAATTTGAGGCTGGTGAACTTAAAAAAGATTATTTCTTCGTTGGTAGTCAAAAAGAATGTGAGGAAATAGTCGAAAGTAATAAAGCTCTTTATTCAAGCAGAATGGGAGCTAATTCATGATTTTTTATGACCGTGCTTTTTTTGAAGAAAATTTCAAAAAAACTGAAACTTTCAAGCAAGAAAGCAATATTCGAAAAAATGACATTCTTGTATTTAGTGAAAGCATGAATGGCTATTTTAATATAGTGACGAATAAAGCTTGGTTACTTTGGAATAAAGAAATGCGAGCTCATGCTGAGTGGTATAAAAATGATGACCCACTTGCATTTAAATGGGCAAAAGATGGTTACCCTGATTATGAAGCAGATTTTTATACAAGTGCAAAATCTTGGGCTGCTGCCAAAGCACAAGCCGGTCCAACTTGGATTAGTGTCAAAGACGATGAGCCACCTATCGACAAAATGGTTCTAATTTGTTGGGCCGAATCACCCGATGTCGAACCTGAAATAGACTACATGACTACAGATGAAGCTTTAAATCATATATGGGCGAATTATTACAATGATCCACCTTCTCATTGGATGCATTTTCATAAAGTGCCTAATATATCGGGAGCTAGACAATGAACAAAATGACCCATGAGCAATTTTTGTTAATGAAACTAGCTGAAGAAGCATCAGAAATAGCCCAGATTGCCTTAAAAACTGCGCAATTTGGTATGAATGAAAAACATCCTGCTATGGAGCTAAACAATAAACAGAGAATCCATCTTGAACTTAACGATTTATTTGCAATTGTCGATGAGTTGAATAGTTGGTACCACTTTAATTTTCAACCAGACCATTTAGCTAAAATTCGAAAGATAGAAAAACTTAATGAGTTTTTAGGTTATTCAATTAAGTTAGGTAAAGTTGAAGATCCTTGGGCCCTTATTAAGGTTCAAGAAAAAAGTGATACGGAGGGCTAAATGGAAAAGTATTTAACATCTAATGCCATATGTAAAAAGTACGACATCTGCAAACGAACATTAAGCCGCTGGGAAATTATGACACCTTGGGGTATCCCTTTCCCTGCCCCTGCATTTGGTAATACACCTGGTGCTGTGAAGCGCTACTTAACTATTGAAGTTAAGAAGTGGGAAAGAAAGTGTTTTAAGAAAAATGATGAAGACACTGAAACCACAGATGTAATAGAACCTGAATATTTGAAAGCTATATAA